TTATAACCTGTTTAAAGATTCTAGTTTGTCCTCTGCGTGTGCAAGTGCCTCGAGTTTCTTCTCGGCAGTGATCACGTAGTCGATGTGTTCTGCAACACCTATGGGATTTGCTAGGAAAGTTCTAAGATCTGCTTTCGCAACTTCTATTTCACCTTCTAATTTTTTAATCAATGCTACTTTTATCATGATTTTTCCTTTGTTTGTGTTAATTTTAAACTATGTATTGGTATTTGTCAACTACCAAAAGAATTTATTTTTATATTGAAGCAGATTGATTACACAAACAAAGTCATCAAGGTAAAAAAAAGGTTCACTGGTTTTGCTATTGTGTTTCACATCTTCGTGCGTGGTAAACCATAAAACTGAAGTTGGTTTAAGATTAAATTTATTACAAATTGTTTGATGATCTTTGATATATTCATTGTAAGCATAATCAAAATTAAAGTCTTTAATAAGCCTATACAAGACGTTGATAGGCACTTTAGGATATATGCTGACTTCTGTTTCAAATGTCTGAGAATCATTGATTCTATTTTTAGACCATCTCACAGCAGGACGTAGTGAGTGAACAGGCCAACACTTGTTCATACCCAAAAATATCTCATCTACATCGAGTGCATCCATTTCTATATTGTTCATAGATGCTGGTAACCAACTTAGGTCAACAGCAATATAACAATTTTTTTCTTTTGCTTCTTTTATAATTGATTGCAGGTATTCGTCGCTGTACCAGGGAGACGGAAGTTCTAGTAGCACCGGAGAGCCATGCTTGATGTTACCCACCTCAATGTCAATGACCTCACAATCCTTACCTTGTAATATTTGCCTGTTATGATGGAACATCTTTTTTGGCATCTGTATTACTTTATTTCTCATAAGAAAACTAAACAGTGAATCAGTTGTTCCATTTGAAATTGTGTGGTATTGGAGTTGCGATAAGTTTTTAATTTGCACTCTTTCAGAACCATTAATCCATGCTTCTAATTTAGATTTATCGTCTTTTTTGTGTAATGGAGCAATCAAAGGTCCTAGTTGTAGGTTGTCTATAACGCTTTCGATTTCTTTTATCCTAGGCGGACGACATCCGGTAAACATAAATTTGTAATCATCATATACGTTTTTAAAATTTTTTATCCTGTGATTTTCGTTTCTGGTTGGCCATTTTACATTCTCGAATGTTTCGTTTGCTATGATCCATGCCGCACGTTGTAATAGATTCGTATTTTGTTCAATCACCACATCCATACTACCGATGTAACCAAAATATAAATTATTTTGAATCTTACTCACAGCATCAGGATGTTTCGTTTTGTTTACGTTATAATCTAATGTTTTCAACTTATCAAGAAAATTGCCATCATTCACTTTGAAAGTTTTGAGTCTAGCAAACGCAGAAGTATCTTTTGGGTCTACCTTTGTAAAATCTATTGTTATGATATTGTGTCTTTTTAATAAGTGGCCCGGTATGATGTTACCACTAACAGGCCTTTCATTTATTTTAAGTTGTATAGAACTCTGACCTTCCAGATCAAAATCTAATTCAATTTTGTCAATAGGAAAGTCAAATTTCATTACTCTGCTAGTTTCTTCTCTAATTCAAAAAAACCACCGATGTGTTCCTCGTCTATCCATATCTGAGGCATGGTCCTTGCGTTGGGCACAAGTTCCAATAGGTCCTGTATCTTGTATCCTTCTGCTATGTTCTTCTCTTCGTATTCTATGCCCTTGTTCTTCAACAAGTTCTTTGCCTTCTCACAATAAGGGCAGGCCGGTTTACTCCATACAACTGCTTTCATTCGTCGTCTCCTATCATTTGTTTTGCTCTGTACCAACCATAAAATACTAGGTCGAACCAGATCCAGTTTATTATAAATCCTAGTTTAGTGAAATGCAATCCTAAAAGATATCCAGGCAAGAAAAACATCACAAGCCAAAATGTGAAAAGATATCTCCTGATGTATTGTTTGGGTATTGCCCAGAACAACCAATTGCTAATCATATTGTTAATTATTAATTTTTTCTAGCAGTTTCTTTATCTTTGGAATACGTCTCGTGCCTATGCTGTGTAGCACCATACGTATGAATGGTCTCGCTATCCATGGCCAGAATCTGTACCTCTGCACATTCCTATAAAATGCTTGTATGGTCTCGAAGCATTCTGTAACCTCTGCTTGGTGTTGCTGTTCTTTGAGTTTGTCCTGTGACAGTTTGATCAGTATGGAATGGAATCTTGCTGTGGCGTAGTCCAGAGTGCCGTAGTACATGTCCACTTGGGCGTTGCCTCCAGTCCTGTCCTTGACTAAATCAATTACTTTTTGATTCTCAAGTACGAAATCCTTAAGTCCCATCTTACTGCTTCTTGACTTTTACCTGTAATGGAAAGTTTTCTTGTCTAGCCGCTAGTGTGGTCTCTATTCCTTTTTGCTCTGCAACTTCGTGTGTGTACGAGCCAACTATGCCTTGTCCATGTTCATGTATTTTCCTTGTGATGTTCTGTGCCTGCTCTGGCGTCTTGCCGAATATCTGCTTGAGCACTTTCACAACGAACTCCATTGTCGTGATGTTGTCGTTGAGGAATATCACATCGTATAGGCCAGGTTCATCTAATTTGATCTTTTCTTTTGTAAGTGTTTGTATATCTGTCATTGTCATACCTTATTATAGCATATCTACATAAGTTGTCAAACATGGAGGGGTGTTTTACCACCCCATCCATTTCATGCTTTACTTTATTTCGATAGTTTTTGCTTTCTTGTGCTCTGGGATTATTCTTTCCATGCTCACTTTAAGCAGACCATCTTTGAGTTCCGCACCTTTGACCTCAACGTCGTTGGCAATGGTAAATGTTCTTGTGAACATCCTTTTTGATATGCCTCTGTGTTGCATTCCGTCGTCGTATTTCTCAACTTCGTCTGCTGGATCTTTGTTTGGTTTTGATTTCACAGTGAGCAAGTTTTCCTTGTACTCAACTATGATGTCATCCTTACCAAATCCTGCAAGTGCAAGTTCAACGTCGTAGGTGTTCTCACCAGTCTTCACTATGTTGTATGGTGGGAAATTGCCAGTTCCTCTGAAGAAACTGTCGTCCATCATGGCATCGAAGTGATCGAACCAGTCGTCGAATCCCACTGTGTGTGGTCTTAGGTTATTAAAAATAGATAGATGTTTAGTCATTGCTGTCCTCCTATGTTAGCAAGGTTAATGTATGAAGATCCTATCTAAAGCAATCTTCAACTGTATTTATTATAACATATATGCACTATACGTCAAATTACGAGTGTGTTTGGTAATATTAGTTTGTAGGCACTGGCAGAGGCTCGTCTGTTAGATATTTTGGTATCTTCAGTGGCTCTTTCTTCTTAACTGGTGGATTGTAAACGTCTGCTCCAGGGTTGGCTTCTAGGTATTCCTTCTTCATCTCGTCCCACAACGGATCCTCGCTTTTTTCCTTGATGGGTCTCGCCCGCAGTCCTTTGCAGTGTTTCTCCACTGTGCTGAACTGTGGCGGTAGTGGTCTGTCCGCATACTTGTTGCACACCTTCAGCATCTCCAGTTCCTGTCTAAGATTCTCATTTTCTAGTAATACTTTATTTTGTTCATCACACATCTTTTTGCTCACACCCAGGTACTTCCTGAAACTCAATCTCAGTTCTTTCCGTTCACCAAAATTATCGTAATCATTGCTTGGCGAATAGTGTCTGTAGTCTGTGTCGTCCTGTGAGTAACTGGTGCTTAGGTCAACAGAACCATACTGACACGCATTTGAGTAACTGTTGAGGTATTCGTTACGTGCTTCGGATTTGGTGATCAGTGCAGTCATGAATATCACAAATGCCAAGCCGCCTATCCAGATGTACTGTTTTGTCATTAGTTTCCGTTTACTTCTCTGCTAAGGTCCTTGATGTCCCATGCCATGTCACGCACCTTCTCTGCCAGTTCTCTGTACAGGTTCTCTGCCATCTCCCAGGTACCTTCTGCCCTTGCCAGACGCTGTTTTAGATCAGTGTTTGAATCTCTTATAACAGACATGTCTCTTTGCATGTTCATTATCTCGATCTTGTTTGCGTTGATTGTGTCAGTGAGTGTTACCACATATCTCACACCTGTGAATGTTCCAACTAGTATCGAAGCAACGACCGGGATCATCACTATGTTGCTCTTCAACCAACTCTTTTTCGTTTCTGTTGCCATTTAAATTCCTATAGGGATTGCTCTTTAAAGTGCAACTATTTAAATGTTTTTAGGGGAGGTATTAAGTGGTACTATTATCTGCCTCTTTGTGGACGCATTGATATGAAACTGTCACGTTCCCTACGCAGTTTCCGTAGTACCTTCCTGCGTTCTTTGGCTTTCTCTACTTTAATCTCTGATGGTTTCCTGTAGGTGTTGTTGGCCCTGATCTGATCTATAAACTTGTCTTCCTTGATCCATCTCTTGATCTTCCTGTATGCCCTGATGGCATCCTCGCCTTCTCGCACTTCCACGTAGTAGCCTTGGAAGCCTAGTGGCCTCTCTGTCTTTTTGAACTTGGGTCTAATTTTGTTTTTTTGATATTCCATTTGTCTTTTTAAATACTAACACAGGGTCGGCACCCTTGTCAACCACCTGATTAGTTATCTGTATCTTGGTCACTCCTCTGTTTCTCATCTCCTCCGCATCGAACTGATACGGCAGAACCACTGTGTCTACTACGTTTTTCAGCCCCCTTGCGTTGGTACCCAACTCCTTTGCCTTACGTGCTATGCTCTGCTTGGCCTCTTTGGTAAACTCAATGTCTATGTTGTCCAATCCAAACAGGTACTTGGTCTGTTTCAGTATGGCGTTCCGGGGTTCTGTAAGGATACGTATCAACTGTGTTTCGTTCAGTGGATCTACATTTGTAAGCATGGAGAACCTTCCTACGAATTCTGGTATCAGTCCGTATTTGATCAGGTCCTCTGGTTGAACTTCACTCAGGTAGTTCTTGTCGTCTTGTTCTTTAAGTTTTGTTCCAAACCCCATTCCACCTGATTGTTTTGATCGAATCTGTTTTTCTAACTCAGTGAATGCACCACCCACTATGAACAGTATGTCTGATGTGTCTATGGTGATGGTCTGTTGATCAGGATGTTTACGACCACCCATTGGGGGTACCCTGCATTCTGTACCTTCCACAATCTTGAGTAGTCCTTGTTGCACTCCTTCACCTGAAACGTCTCTGGTCAGAGAAGTGTTTTCACCTTTCCTGCAAATCTTATCAATCTCGTCTATGAATATAATACCCTTTTGTGTTTTTTCTAGGTCTCCGCCTGCATTGGCATACAGTTTCTGTACCACATTCTCCACGTCGTCACCCACGTAACCTGATTCTGTCAGTGTTGTAGCGTCTGCTATTGCGAATGGTACGTCCAGGTACTTTGCTATTGTTCTTGCCAACAAGGTCTTGCCCGCACCAGTGGCTCCCAACACCATGACGTTGGATTTGTCTAGGTCGAAGTCGATTGGTGGTTGCACTATTCTCTTGTAGTGATTGGCCACTGCCACACTCAACACCGTCTTGGCGGCATCCTGCCCTATGACATATTGATCTAGATGTTCTTTGATCAACACTGGATTCAAAATGTTCTTGTCGCCAGAGTAAAGTTTCTCCTTACGGGCCTTGACTATGTCCTCGTCTAGTATCTCCACACAAAGTTTAACACACTCATTACAGATCGATGTCTTGCTGGTACCAACGATCATTTTTGTGACGTCCTTCCTGGACTTACCACAAAAATTACAAATCAAACTTTCTTCTGTCATATTTTGCCTTTATTGTTTCTATTTGTTTCGTGATGTCTGTGTCTCCTTGGATCACGTAATCACTGTTAAGATTGGCCTCATCCAGCCATTTGTCTTCTACGTTCGATTTATCCCAAACAAAGAGTGTGATTTCATTTTCTGGAAACAACTCGTTCAGTTTATTTGTGAACAATGTTTTTTGCTCGTCATTTAAATTTAAAATGGTAAAACTAATATCCCGGGGACGGGTCATAGAAGGTGGTGTCACTATGATCAACTTACCCATATTGCCAATAAGTGAATCTTTATCCGTCATTTTTCTGATTGTTTATTTCGTTAATGACTCTTTGATCGTCTTGGGATAGATCTTCTAACTTTATTTCTTTTTTTTCTATTTTAGACATGAGGTCATTTATTCTTTGTTCCATTCTTCCGTGGTAGTCCGTCTCGCTGGTCATGTTCTTTGACTTGTTCCATAATGACTTTTCATTTTGTTCTTCGTTCTGTACGTATTCTTTTACGTCCTCGAAGTTGCCGTGTTCTTTGTGAAAGTTGTCGAGTAATTCAGCTCTTTGCCAATTACTCAGAATCGGCTTTGGGGGCCTGGCCTCGGTTGGTTTTATTGTCCTCATCACCCTAGGTTTTGAATTTTTAACGATATCCTTTGGTTTTTCTATTTTGGCTTCTGGTTCAATGACTTCTGTGAAGTCTGGCCTTGTTCTCTCAGGCTCCATTGCTTCTTGTATTCGTTCTGATATCGTAGGTTCTTTTTCTATTGGAGTCATTACACTTTCAGACTCATGCATTTTTAGGGCCTCTTCAACTGTGGCCGTTATTTCCTCTTCTCTGGCCTTACGTGCAAACTCTTCTAATGCTTGTTTTTCTTCCGCCTCACGTTTCTTGAATTCTTCTAGTTGTTTGTCCTTGTCTACTTCTGGTTCTTGAACCATGTCAAACATGACTTCGTCTGGGTCAAACCCGTCTATGGTGTTATCTGCTACTATTTCTTTGTCTTCAGTTTTTTTTTGACCTTTAAGGTCTATGTGTGGAATCGTGCTGTCGTCTTCCTGTATTATCTCAACAGTTTTGATCTCAGGTTTTGGTACCTTCTTGTTGAATGCTTCTAGTTTTTCTTTCCATTCTTGAAGTTGTTCTGTGGCCTCTTCCATCTTGGCCACTGCATCTGACTTGTCCATCATTGCGTTCCATTTGAGGTCAACACTCTCCTCGTCTGGCTTCTCTAGGTCAACTATTTCCTGTGGCTTGGGTGCTTCTGGTGGGAATCTCCTCATCAAACTTTGATTGGCCGCTATCAACAACAATACAGCAAGTGGGTCAAACACCACGATTAACAGCAATATAACCCACCTTACAGCCTTGCTGGTCTCAACTTGGTCCGTTATACCCCAATCCACTGCCAACGCCGCTATGTACTTCACCGGCCCTATCTCTGCTTCAAGAGTCAACATCTCTTTCTCAAGTGGTTGCTTCTCTACTATGAATAAATCTATGTTGCCCTGTGAATCAAATATCTTCTTCTCTGCGTTTTCTATCTCTTTTGTGAACTGTCCTTTGTTGTCCTGCGATCCAGTTCTCATGTTCGCTATGATCTCCTGTGCTTTGGCGATCTCCTGTTTGTGATCCCTTTTCAGTTCCGCTATCCTGTCCTGTGCTTCCGCCACCTTGACTGCGATCTGTTCACGTTCCGCTTTCTGTGATGCTTTTAGATCTGCGGCCGCTTTCTCTTCATTGAAGAAGGACTTGTTTGAAGTCAATACATCACTGACATTTTTATCTAATACTTTTAATCTATCGTTGAGGTCTCTGACTGTGTTGGTCTCGACCGTAAGTAGTGTTTTCAATTTCTCGTTGGCGTCCGCTATGATCGACTGCTGTACTTCGATGTCACCTGATGCCGTTCCCGTGTCCCTGCTGATGGCCTTCTCTGCCCTGTTGATCACTAGAATCTGTCTCTCTATGGACATCTTCTCACTCTCTATCTTGTCTTCCAGGATCTGTATACGTTGTATCAAGGTGTCAGACGCAAGGTTCTGTTCCAGGTGTGCTTTGGATAGGAATCCAAAGATACCCATGCTTGTTATCAAACTCAATATTATGACCGCCGTGGTCAGATAGGTCTTGAGCATGAAAGGAGTGAACTTCCAGTTCCTGTACAGCCACGAGGCCGTGATCAGTTTGCCCACTTCCAGCACCCCGCCCATGATCACAACAGGCACGAAAGCACCTGGGAATATGGTCGCAAGTCCGATGACGGAGTAGAATATTGCAACTCCTGATATGGACAGTGCCGATAGTAATGTAAGTATCGCGATAAACATTTATAAAGTGTATTTACTATAGCATAAAGCCTGTTTTAATGCTACTGAAACATTTGGTAAATATGTGTATGGCACTAACACTATTAGCAGGATACCAAAACACCTTGAACAGGCCAACTAGGCCATTCCAACCCAACGGTATCGCACATGCAACCAACACAGGAACGCCAGCAAACACCAAAGCCGACAGGGCAACTACAAAGGCGAAATATGCAATTTGGGTGGCGGCATGGAAATCCACTTACAGATCATCCGGAGATCACAGCACAGAATTCACAACATCGGGATCTGGGATAACCTACGCAGACGATTAATATTAAATTTTTTTAATAAAAAACAAATAAAAATTACTCTGCTGAGTAAGTTAGTGCGTTGTCTGTAGGTGTTTCTGCGTCAACGTTAGATCTGAATCCAGCCACTTCTGCAACTGTGATACCGTCTAAAATCTCATCTTGACTCACAAGCAACACTGGGCCAACAGAAACTTCTGTGTTTTGTATAAGGCCTGCACCTGAAGTTGGATTGAACACAGTCATAAGCTCTGTGTGAGAGGCGTAAAGTGCTTCTGCGATCTTGTCTTTGATGTACAACACTTTCGTTGTTGTAGAAGTTGAGTCATCTGACTGTGTACCTGTTGTTGGTACGAAGTCGTCGTTTTCAAAAACTATACCAAAGTTTATGTCTGTGATTGGGTTATCACCTGCGTCACTGGAATAAGTCGTGACCATGTTTATGATTCTGCAGTTCGATCTGATCTGAAGGTTGTTCAACATCATCTTGTATCTTAATTGTCCTCTTGAAACTAATAAAGACTGTGCAAGTGTAGTTGGCTTCGTAGCAAAGTCGTTCGCCGCACACGGAGAAAGTCTTCCACCGTTGATTGTTTCTGTGTCTAAGAAGGCACCCATTGCTATGTCTACTGTGTAGTATGCACCCTGCATTCCTGCATTTGGGTCATTTCTTTCATGTCTTGCTTGAACTGTTGCCATTTGTAAATTCCTGTTATAAACTTATTTATACTGATTATTTATAAAAGGACCAACTAGGAGTGCCTATATATTTGCAGGCATTGTTGGTCATATGCCTCTCTTTGCCATTAACTTTGATGTATGCTTGATACGTACGGCAGTATCCGCCCGAGATTGGGTATGAATGTATCACACGCACCTTGCCCGCGGCCAGACGCTTCTTGCTGTACCAACTCACAATCTTGCCGTTCTGTGTGCTTGTAAGGGCGAAGAAAACCGCTGATTCATGCATCTTCTTCTCTTCTTTCTTTAGTCTGAATCTAAGGTATTGGGTTGTCCTGAATAGGAAAGCAGGCATACTGTATTTGAGATCATCACCTAAATAGACAGGAGGTGGCATTTTTCCTATGTGTCCTTTAGCATCATCCGGTGTTGTTTTGCCCGCCAATGCCGATGTAGCCAGCAAAAAACTAATCAATACTATGATAACCTTGAACAATTTCATATCCAGTCCCATCCATTTTTTTGCAGGCAACTTGCCTCTGTGTAATAATCACTTCTCCAACAGGCATGTCCCAGTTGTACATCTCACAGTTCTCTGCTATGCCCATGTCATATAGGAAGTCTGATGCTCCGTCTTTGCATACTAATTTTTCTTCTGTTAGATTTTCAACCACATTACCGTCCTGGTCAATTATCCTTACCTTAGTAATTTCAACATCACAGTATTGATCATTCCATGGACCTCCTGCATCAGCAGTGGTCGAGAATATGATCAATCCCAGTGTAAGGAATAGTAGGGATATGATATAGTAGAGTTTTCTCATAGTCCTAGTTCAGTATCTCGTCGGCTTGTTTGTTGATAGCATCAACATCAATAGAAGCAATTTTTTTCTTGTTTATTGTTTCTATGATTGCTTCAACTTCCTTCTTGCTTAATTCAACCATCACGTATGCTCTGTATGATTTGTGTTTAGTCATAAAGATTTCTTGCTTTCTCACTTCGTAACCTCTTGCAAGGGTATTTCTAATCACATTAACAACAATGTCCTGCGATCCAGCGGATACAGTTAGGTCCTCATTAGTGCCCGCTTCATTCTTGTTGATAGTTGTTCTGTTGTTCACTTCACCATTTATCCTATCTACAAGTTTTGCCTTGGCCAACAATGTTGCTTTCTTCACAGCCAGTTCCAGATCTGGTGACACGGCTGTACCGGTCTCTACATACTTGAACATAGTCTCATGGTCATAATCAACATACCATTTTGGTGTTTTGTCTATAACTCCACTCTTGTTCATGTCGGGTTTGATCTTATAAGTCGAACATTGTGCGACAAGTAAACCTGCGGCAAGTACAAGAAACAGTTTGCTTATATTTTTCATTTGTTTCCTTATTTGTTAAAGTTTGCAATCGATTCTGATATAAAGTCAGTCACTGCCACAACATTGAAATCGTTGCTGAACTGTGCCCAACCGTCACCTATCATCGGATATACCGCTAGGAAGATTGCAAATAGTATTATTAGTCTAATCATACAACAATTATAGCATATTTTCCAAATGAGTCAACCAGGGTTGGTCTCGCTAGAATGGTTGATTTTGTTGACTTTTTTTATGATAACCAATTGAAGACGCCTCTGATCGCCAATAGTAGGTACATCAATTCCATCAATGCCCTTGGTGTGTCCTTGTCCTTCATGCCCATCCAGATCCAGATGCTACATGATATCAGTGCCACGGCCCATCCAATCCATTGCACCTCAGGATTACCGCCACTCAATGTGAATGCACTTACCATGGCAAGTATGAAACCCAACCATCTCCAACCATCTATGTCTTTGTAATATCTAATCTTCATTGTTTTAGTAATTTTGCCATTTCAAGCACGGTTTGTAATTCATACTTAACACGCGGTTGTGGATAACCATATCTTACTGACTGCTCGTGCAGTTCGACTCTTCTCCTTATTCTTTCTTGCAAGGTAAGATCGGGGTTAGTATCACTGTGCCAGTAGTATTGGGATTCTGGTTCAAATCCAATACTCTTATTGTTCTTGCCTTTGAGACCCAATGCCTTTATATTTTCTGCACTGGTTATAGGAGTGTCTGGTATCAGGTGCATAGTGGTCCCCCATCTTATCATTTCTATAATACCTAATTTGGCATAATCCTTGTATTTTTCAAGATCCTTTAGATTCTTTTCGTGGTCTTGTATCGTTTCAGTAGGGTATCCTGTTATCATTAGGAAAACATTTGGAATATTCCAGTACTTACATTGTTCAAGATGGTACTCGATGTCTTCGTCTGAGAACTTCTTCTTCATGTGATCACGCACAGTGCTGGAAAACGATTCTATGCCTATGGTCAGTTGTTTACAACCTGCATGATACATGGCCTCGTAGTGTGATTCTGGCATTTGGCTCTTTGGCCTGCATATGGCCTGTCCCAGGTATCCCACCTCGGTTAGGTTTTTGTCCTTGGCTTTCTCCTCCGCTAACAAACAATTGAACTTGTAGAAGTTAGAAACAGAACCATTTATGAGCGAATCTGTGAAATCAAACCTAGTGACACCATGCCTCTCGTAGTGACTTTTGATCTCTGCCACTAATGATTCTGCACTCCTGTACCTAAACTTGGGCCAGATGTTGTAGATGTCACAGAATGTGCATTTCCTCACACAACCACGAGATCCGGTAATATACACTTTTTTCTCTTCGTAATCTTCTAGATTATATCCTGCGTAGGTAGGGAAAGGGAATGAATCAATGTTGTCGTTGTTGTAGGACACTTTACCTTGTGAGAACAACTCACCAAGTGGTTTCTCACCGTCACCAACTATCAAGTGTTCTATGAAATTATTTTTCTTATTCCAGTCAGTGAAGTATTGATCAGTATCGGGGAACTTGCTGACGACCCCGTTGCCGCCCACTATCAACTTGTAGGGTCTTACCTTTGTGTTTTCGTGTGCTATAAGCAGTCGTGCCACATAAAGGCTCCAATAAGAAAACACGGATATCAACAGGTATTCGCATCCAGCAGGTAATTTGGCGGTGACACCCTCGTCCCATAACCTTATTATTTTTTGTTGTAGGACGTCAGGGATTGTATGATTTATAAACACGCACCAATTGTCCAATTCCTGCCACTCGCTGTCGGTGAGATTTTTCATAAGATGAAGGTTGAAATCAAACACAGCGGTCTGTAACCCATGACTCTGAGCCACTCCTTGCAACACGCCTATTGCCGCCGGCGGGGCCACTAGATCATACTTGGGTATGCTTGTGAGCAGTATTGATTTCATTTTTTTATGATGTCCTTTATCTGTTCTATGATTTCTGGATATGCGTTGTTAACCCCCACGTAACTCTCCATGTTGTCTGGTATGTTCTGGCCTGTCCTCGATAGGTACTGCTTTTTTGCTTCAATAATGTTGTTGAAGTATCTCTGTCCATGATCTTCGTGCAGTTCAAACTCTAACTCATGATCCCATGGTTTGATTCCTGCCAATCCATAATTGACCAAATGTCCATCTAATCGAATGTGTGGCTTTATCTTCCAAGGCCATATCTTTATCTGTACCAAACAGGGCACACTATCTATCTTAAAATTGTGCTGTGTCTTGTTCTTGGAGGTTGTTGCGGCGGCACCATTAACAAAAAGTTGGCAAGTAAATGCTGTTTTATTATATAGACTTATCTGCTTGACCATAACACTTTCGCTGGTTGAGTGGCACTGAAGTTTGCAGGATCATTAGATAATACTTACTCTAATTTCTCCGCATAGTAGATATTTCTTTGGCTCCGTCCTCGTCCCACACAGGAACAAGATTGCTCTTGTGCATCATGCCGATGCCCAACAGTTTACGTTCGCCTGAGTACTTCATCTCTTCTCTTTTGTTTCCACCATTCACTGGGATCTTGTCACCGCACTTGGGTTGATTGGGGTCTGGCTTGTACTCGGGTATGTCATATCCCTTGAATCTTTTTGTGGCCTGTTTCAGTGTGTAGGTGTCCAGTCCTTGTGATGCTAACCACTCCTCGTGATTGGCCTGAGCCTCACGATTGCGTCGAGAGTTCTCGATCTTTTTCTTGATGCGTTTCGGCAGTTTCATTTGTATGAATCCCATAACTTATTATACTGTTAAGGTAATTTATTGTCAACTATGGTTTGGAGTATGATTTCCGCATAGTCTGGGTTAGTGCTCCAGGCAGTCATGCCCATCATCAACTGTCTGTAATTCCATTTACCGTCGTCCAGTTGTTCTGCTCTGGCTAATCTGAATTTCTCATAAGCAGGATGTGTGTTCAGTATCCTTATCATGTCCTTGATCGAATTACATTTTGTTTGGTACTTCTTGACTCCCCAACTGGCATCTGGATTGCCCAGTGCTTTCATGTGCGGTACAGTGTCCAGGCTCCATGTCCTCACACCAAACAGTGCATTGCCTTCCGTGGCGAACCTACTTGTACCCCACGCACTCTCTATACCGGCCATTGCTATAATGATACTGATCGGAACCCTCTTGTCCTTGTCGGTGGTCCAATTCAGATATGAAACACACGTGGACGTTGCGTTGATGAAAGAAGTCTTGTCAGAGAACTCGAATTCTGGTTCTTTCAAACCAAGTTCTTGAATTATCTTCATTTCTTTCTTGTGGAACTCGTCCTCAATCTTTTGCACTGTGTAATCGTTTGGGTTGAACGTACCGGCAACCCAGGCACCTGCGATCACGAATGCAACCGCTACACAGAAGTATATGAATCTTTTAAGATATTTTTTCATCATTTTAATTAGTTAGTGGGCCGAGATTTTTATGCATATGGCCTTGTTGGCACTATGGGGAACTCGAGCCCACTAATCAATATTATACTGCAACTTTCTGTTCTGTTGCTGGTTCTGTTGTTTCTGCTTCGTACTTGGCTTTGTACTCTGCCTCTGCATTTCTCATAGCATTGTTCCAGTCCGCTTTACTTAGACCGGTGAACCTTGTTATGATACCGTCACTCATTATCTTGAATGACCCACACAACTTGTGAGATCCATCTTCCGCGATCTTGTGTACTACACCTGTTGCTTTACCATCGGCATTCTCTCTGCCCATGATGTACATGTAGTTTCCTGATCTACCTCTCCACTTGTTGTTTGTCTGTGTGTCTTCTTGGCATCTAGATCTAATCTGATCTACTACCAAACTTGCTTTTGCTGAACATTTATACATTGTCTTTCTCTCCTTTGTTACCACTATTATACATGGTAATGGTATAACCGTCAACTGGCGTAGAAGGCGCTATTTTATTGCTTATTTTAAGTTGGCAAGTATGGCCGCTTCTCGATTTTTGGCCTTTTCAAACTTGGTTCTATTTTCTTCTTCTATTTCTTCTGCTGTCTTAACCTTTTCAGGTTCCAATTTGTCTGGTACTGCTATAGGTAATCCTGTGTTATCAAACCATCTGCCGTCTGCTGTTGATGTGCAAGGACTATAAAAGTTTTTCTTCTCATTGGTCATTGGATCCTTGCGTGTTATTAGTCTTCTTTTTTTGTACAACTTACCTGCGTAGATGGAACCATCTTTCTGCAACAGGTGATCGTCATACAACGATCCATACACCCTGTCTATCATGATGTACTCCTCACCGTCCTCGTCCTTCTTCCTCTTGGCCTTGTCGTAGGATGCCGGCAGTGTGTGTAGTGTGTTTGTATAGTACCTGTTGGTGTAGGAATGGAACTTCTGCTCCACAAAGGCTTTGGGGGCAGAGTCTGTGATCTTGCCCAGTCCTTCCAGTAATTTCTTTGTTTTCTCGCTTGGCATAATGTTTAGCTCTCCACCAGTCCGTTATCGACTCCAACCTCGCCTTACGGCTATCCTATCCATCATCGACATAGAGTGTCTCTAATTTTTAGATTGCAAATGAGAATTGGTACCTTACCAGCTCTGGTGGATTTGCTGTTTTTAATTATACACAAATACTAGGATAAGTCAACCACACCCAACATCCGGAAGTGATCTTGTATGGTGTATGTGTCTAGATCAACAGCATTGCCACGCACATCTTTGATCACTTTGGTGTAACCTGCCAACTTGTATCTACGGAATGGATACTCCCAGTTGCCGGCCTGTTGCCAGTCGCCTTCTAATATATGCTTGTCTGCATCGTCAATCAGACACAACGGCATCTGCAGTACAACTTCTGCTGATATCTTGTCATGTAGGTATGCTGTTATGATCTTGTTCTGTGGTATTACATGTTCTAGGTGTTGTTTGCCTTCCATGTCCTGTGCCTTGTAATGGTATCCCATGGGTGCCAACTGCTTCTGCATGGATCTTATGTACAGCACCAAGGATGTCTTTATGTGCTTCTTTGTTACCTGGTTCCAACGGTCATCGAACAGATCTGCTTTCATGTGATCAATGTATTCCGCAAGTTCCTTGAGTTCTGGTCTTCCCTTGCTCTTGAAGTTTATCTCCGGTAAATTAATAAGGCTTTGGAAGTCTATCATTGAACTCATCCTCTGTTATCATTTCCATTACAACTGCATCCGCACCATTGTCATAGTGTTCCCACACTGCCTCAATGATGTCTTTGTATGGCAAACCATATCCGTATTCTTCCGTCTTGCTGTTTCTAGTGACAAGACAGATGTAATAACTTAATTTATTTGACATATTTGTTGAACGCTGTCTGTGCCTCTGAGTCTGGTGCAATGTCACCCTCGTCTAGTTTCAGTGCGACGTTTGGCATGTAGCTCGGTTCAAAGCCTTCGGGTTGTTCTATCTGATACACTTCTTTAAGCATGTGACTCATTGCCACTGGTGCGTCCCACCCAACACCGTTTGCGTGTTGCCATTGTTTCTTGGTGGCGGTGTGTATCAGTGTGGCACTTGGACACACTTCTTTGTTTGTAGTAAGCATCTTCAACATCCAGTCCTCAGGCAATCTGCTCAATCTCTTTGCCTCTGCACCCATCTGGTATTGCTTCATAAGACCAATGAACAGACCCTGGTTGATCTCTCCACCCTCTTCGTCACCATACACTGATTTGATGGCCATGAGTGCGTCCTTCAATCCCTGTTCACCTGACATCTTGATGCCTTTGTATGCATAATCAAAATGTGAGAAATAGTGCTTGTTTGGTCCACACTTGCCTGGACTCTTCCTGACACGTTTGGGTTCTAGGTCTATCTCACACTCGTCGAACACTTTCTGTACTGCGTGTGCTGTGGCCACCCTCTCAGTTTCTGTTTCGCCCATTTTGTATCTGTGTAACAGGCATCTGTGTATTTCTTCTGTGCCCGCCCTCAATATACCTGAGTCGTTCACTATCTCGAATGCTTCTGCGTCAAAGGCCGGCTCATCTGTCTCCACTATGGTAACTGGTATTTTGGTCCATCCTAGCAGTGCCAATGCGACTGCTCTGTGTTGTCCGTCGAATATGTACAGTGTCTCTCCGTCTGAACGTTTGACTGCAGACACAGGGCAACACACCCTGGGGTCGAACTTCTTCATGATGTTCATGACATGTCCTGCCCTCACATCTCTCTGTACTGAATAATTGAACGCGAAGTGTTCCAATGGATGGTCTTCCACTCCTCTGGGTAACAATCTTCCTTTTGCTATTTGATTCTGTAGATTTACTTTGGCCTCTGCCAACTTGCTGTTCCAGTTTGGAACATCCTCTGGTGCTTCTTTCTTGACTTCGTTTACCACGTCTAGAAGCATTTTTACTTTGTCAGTCATAATTTTCTCCAATTGATTATATGATGTATCAACAGATTAGGTCCAACAATAGGAAAATACCTGAAAATACTGTATAATTATAACATAGAATTAATATATGTCAACCGTGGTTAATAAAATTGGTGGGATCATTCGCAACGCTTTCGATCCTAGAAAAATGGAAGAATGGCAGGAATATTTTCAACGATGGACCATGACCGGAGATGATAGACTCAATTGTTATGGTATAGACGAAAAGAATCATGAAGCAGAGCAATGGTTCCAAAAGAACATTTTTTCAACAGTCAAGCAATGCTTGGGAGATGACAAAATGCGGTCTATATTTGGTATGTATACTGAGAGTGTTAAACCCTACGTAATACACAGCGACGAATACCATGTCGCAAAAAACAACAAAATTGGAAAACCTTTTAAAAGTTGGCTTATTCCTTACAAGGTCGACGGGGACCGAACAGATATTTCTGCGGCAAGCACTATAATATTCAACGAAATAGAATACGGAGATGATAGGAACAGCATAGGAGATTCGTTAAGGCAGAAATATTTTACACATTGTGACCAAACCTTGTTAAAAAAGGTTAGTATCTACGAAATATTACACTGGGAACCAGGAAGTTTAATTTATTGGGATCAACGCTATCTACACTGTAGTGGATCATTCAATTGTTTTAAAACAAAGGAAATGTTTGTGGGACATACCTTTATCCCAGATTAGTCAAGTGTAGATCTAGTGCATCGGCATGTGGGAGATCAAAATCCACACTTCCGTTAAATCCCCAGAAGGCTGAATTGATTTGTTCTTTTGATTCGGTCTGCAACACGAACATTTTTGCCACCCTATTTTTGTTGAGCGGTTTGCCATTTATTTCCACACTTGTAATTTTGATAAATTTGTCTTTTAATATTTTGCCTGTGCTTTTGTCCAGGATCGTGTCTTTTCTGTTATTCTTGCCTGAAAGATTGAATACCAATTTGTTTGGCGTATCTACATCCAGTTCTACAACATTTTTTCCTTCAGAGAGTTTGTCACTCAAATAAATTTTATCATGCTGATCGACTATAGTCAAATTCATTACTCCGTTCGACTCCCCCACTTCTAGGTGCAACAATAAATTTATCATTTCATCATTTGCTCCATTAATAGGTGATTGTCAGTCATGCTGGTTACATTAAATCCAGCATTTTTACAGGCTAATGTTTGTTCTGCGGACCATTTTAGTCTTACGCTAGGCGTGTTTGCTGTCTTTTCTATGGACCATTTGTGATCAAACAATTCATCTTTCAACTGTATTCCTAACTCGTCCTTTCTTCTATACAGTTCCGTTCCAGGCAGTATTCCTAGGGTGCCACCTAAAGAGACATTACTAATAGGATTAGGATAATAATGTTTGTTTGATTGGAACCATTGCATGGTCTCCTTGTTTGTTTGTTCGGTGTCTGTCACGTATCCAACTATTAATAGCATGTGACAAGGAATTTTGTATTTGGCACACATGTCAAAGCAATAATGCATGTCCTCGTTTGTGAATTTCTTGCCCATATGGAAACGCACTTGCTCATTTATTGATTCTATGCCCACTGTAAGTTGGTAAGCAGATTTGCTAATGTCGATCCAGTCCTGTTCTGGCATCTGCGTCTGTGGCCTGAAGATAAAGAACGAACTCCACTTCAATTGCTCATCTGTGTTTTTCTCGTTGTGTTCTGCCAACAATTTCATGAGCTTTCTAAATTCTATTTGGTTACCGTTGATAAGACTGTCTTGGAATTTGAACTTTGTTATTTTTGTTTTTTTGTAGTGCCATAAGAGTTCTTGAAATATGTCTTCAGCATTTCTCCATTGATATTTTTTCCAGTGTTCGTGTATGTCACAGAAAGTGCATCTCCTGACACAACCTCGGGAACCTACAATTCCTATGCTCATATTCTCGTATAAATCCATGTTGTAGTCAGAGTAATCAGGAAAAGGTAATCGATTGAGATCAGGAACCTGTTGCCACTCTACTGAATTTACACCATGCACCTCCCGGGAGGCACTTTCTTTCAAGACAAGATCTGGTAGGCTCACATCGCCATCACCTTTTATATAAAAATCTATCTGTTTTTGCTGTAACAAAGTCTCAGCGATGTTCTGTGTAGATTCCAATGTGTTGAATATGCCAGCGCCACCGATGATTATTTTTACATGGGGGGCCTTTTGTCTTAATCTGAAACATATCCATTCACAGGCTATTTTAGATGCGTATGTTAGAAGACTGAGGGCAACGTGTGTAGGATCATATGCCAGTATCCTTTCTACAATGTAATCTATCACGCTTCTCACTTTTTTGTGATCAAAAATCTTTATACCATTGTAAAAGAATTCTTGTAGTATCTTTAAATCTTGTTTTTCAAATCTAGTTTTAATAAAATGTAGCACTTCTTGATTGCAGTCTATTGCAACCGTGTTTATCCCTCTTGCCATACACATGCCCTTTAGTAAGGCGGGTGCGAGCAAAGGAGATTCTGTATCAGTCCAGGGCACACTGGTAATAAGAAGTTTCATACTTAATAATATTATATATTAAACATACAGAGAAGTAAAGTTTATTGTATTAGGCTTCGTTGTTTTGTGCCACATACAGGCAGGAGTGTGCCTCGCTGTCGATGAGGTAGCCATAATCCTTGAATGTTTGCACCATGCCCATGGCCTTGATTTCGGCCATCTGTATGCATTCCGCTTCTGTCATGTACCACTTGATGGGGTCTTCCTCAAACAGGTTGCAGGGATTACCTAAGGTGCATATTACTACAAGTACTTTCCACATACTATTAATTATCTCATTTTCCTTTTGCCAAGGAGGTCCCTAATCGTGTCTTTGCAGGCGTCGTGCCAGTATATGCCAGACTCTCGCAGTTTCTCGTTGGCAGTACGCAGTTTCTCCATCCTGCGTTCTATTGTTTTGAATTGTTTGATAGTTAGAGCTCGGTCCACCTGTTTCTCCAACTTGTTCAGCACTGAATCAATTGCAGGGCAAGTGATGTCAGGCACTTTCGGAGCCTTCTTACGGATCTTTGACCAATAAGCGGTCTTCGTCTTTGGTCGTTTCACAGTAATATTTACTGACCGACAACTTAAAGTAATGTGCTAATTTTTAGTTTAGATTAGGGTAATACACCCGTACAAGAAAATTGATGTGTAAACAACTAATATGGCCCACATCGCCTTGCTCATTTGACTTTGTGATTTCTCTTCCAGTAATTGCTTTTTTTCATGCCAAGGTAGTTTTCACCTGGCTCGTAGTCCCAGACCTTGCCGTGGTGTCCACGTATGTCGGCCCAAGTCATCCTGGCTTTTACCAGTAATTTTATTAATGGGTTCTTGCTCGTCTTCACTTGTCTTCTAACGTCCTATCTTTTTCTTTCTACCTAGTGGTAACTTCTGGTCTTTGACGAAGAGCTCTCCGCCCTTGGTCGTCCACTCGATAGTTATCATCTTGGCTTTAGAACCGCCCTGGTATGATTTCACGGCCTTCTTATAAGACATCGCCTCGACCTCTTTGGTCTCAGTTCCTTCAGTGATTTTGAATATTCTATTTTTTGGCATATACACTAATTTAGCACAAAGTTGACAATACGTCAACCTTCAGGTATAATTACATTTAAGTTTGTTGACTAACAATTAATAAGCGGACGAGACGCGAGTTCAAATCTCGCCACCTCCACCAATTTATTACTTGGTGGCTTATGTAATCCCTTCCGGGGGTGTTATTGGAATCGATCGACGTCTAAACTTGTTACGAGAACTTGGTGATGGCACTGACCTAATCAGGCTGTTTTTTAAATGCAAACAAAAAAGCATTAGGATTTGCTGACTTAACAGTTGGTATGTCTGAATTGAGATTAGCGGCGTAATAACCAATAATTTCAGGGGAATGGTCCACCTTGCAACAGAACGGACCACTTCTTTAGTTTCCTAGGAAAATTTTTGTCACTTTATCGTTGTTGATTAGATCTTTGGATTTGCCATGTATCACGAGTCTTCCACTTTCAAGCACATAACCACGATCAGCCATGCTCAATGCTAGTCGTACATTTTGCTCTACAAACAATATAGACACCCCTTCGTCAACTATGTTTCTAAATACTTTTATAAGATCTTTCATGACCAATGGCGATAAACCTAAGAAAGGTTCATCAATCATCAAGAGTTTTGGGAGACCCATCATGCCCCTTGCAATCGCTAAGATCTGTTGCTCGCCTCCCGACATTGTTTTTGCAAGTTGATACTTTCGTGCTTCTAGTTTTGGGAAAATTTTGAACACTTTTGTCAGTGAACTCTCCAATTGGTGTTTTGCTTTTTTGTGCCATGCTCCTAATAAAAGATTTTGCATGACTGTCAGGTGTGGGAAAACCCTACGCCTTTCGAGAACATGTGAGATGCCTAATTCTGTCCTTTTATGTGTGGGAGTATTAGAAATCAAAGCGTCATTGAAATGTATAGTGCCTTGCCTGTGGTTCACCAAATTGCTTATGGTGTTCAGGATAGTGCTTTTTCCAGAACCGTTTGGACCTAGTAAAGCAACCATTTCACCTTGCTTCACATTCATCGACACGTTCCAGATCACCTGGAAGTCGTCATATAACACATCGATGTTTTTTATATCAAGTAGCATCGTATGTTCCCAGGTACGAATCAATAACGTTTTTATTATTTTGGATTTGTTTTGGCGTGCCGTACGCTATACTTTGACCTTGGTCTAGAGCAAGGATGTTATCTGAAATTTCCATGATTATGTTCATGTTGTGTTCTATTGTAACGATAGTGACCCCGGATCTCTTCATTTTCTTTATCAACTCTACCAAACCGGGCACCGTCCTCTGATCAACCCCTCCAGTAACTTCGTCCATTAATAACAGTTTAGGCTCAATTGCCATGGCCCTTGCCATTTCCAGTCTCTTTCTTTGTCCTGTTGACAGTTCTTTTGCGTAGTGATGTCTCTTGTCTATCAAATCTACAAAGTCAATTATTTCAAGTGCTCTATCTCTGGCTTTTTTGATGTTAGATTCTTTAACAAAACATCCTATCATGACATTTTCAAGCAGGGTTTGGTCTGCGAAGGGTTTAAGTTTTTGAAATGTTCTGCCTATTCCCAAGGCACTTATTTGATCTGGACGTAAGCCAGATATATTGTTGGCAAAAAAATTTACTGTGCCATTGTCGGCTTTTGTGTAACCGGTTATAAGGTCAAACAATGTAGACTTTCCTGCACCGTTTGGTCCTATGACTCCTAATATGCTACCTTGTTCTACGTCAAATGAAATATTTTTGTTTGCCTTGATACCTCCAAAAGACCTGCTGATGTTTTCTACAGTCAATATTTTCATCTCTTTTGCTTCCTGTCTATTACATCTCTGTTAAAGAATGATATCAACCCATTAGGCCTGAACACACAAATAAGCATTAGTATTAATCCGTAGAGTATCAAGTCCACTGCACCACCTGTGCCACCTAGATAAATCCTTGTATACTCGGATATGGGGATCAATATCACCGTGCCTAGCAACGGCCCCCAGATATTTCCTGTGCCACCGAGCACTGTGATCAGCAACACCACGATTGATATCTCGATATTGAACACTGTTGCAGGATCTATCACGAGAATATATTGGGCAAACAAACTGCCCATTGGTGCCATCATCATCGCTGATATCACGTATGCTATTATCTTATAGTGCGACACGTTGATACCCAGACTCGATGCCGCTTGGGGATCATCTCTTACTGCCCTTAGCCTATATCCTAGTTTGGACCTGCTTAACATCCAACTCAAAAGGAAAGTTGTAAGGAAAAATACTAGGAAAATATAGTAGTAGGGAACCTTACTTGAGTTGAACTGGAGTGCTATCCATGAATCCGCTGGTAATATAGGAATCCACAGGCCAGAAGCGGCACCCACTAGATCCCATCTTCTGAATACAAGGGAGAAACCAATTGCGATCAACAGAGTCGCTATGGCAAAGTAATGCCCGTGCAGTCTCAACATAGGAATACCTATTAGGACCGCAATTATGCCTGACACAAACATTCCAAATACAATGCCCATCCATGGTGTGATCCCATATTCAGTAAACAAGAATGATGTTGCATAAGCGCCGATGCCAAAGAACAGTCCATGCCCTAGACTGATCTGTCCTGAAAAACCTGCTATCACATTCCAAGATTGTGCCATTACACTGTGCATGAATATCATTATGAACAAGTGTAGGTAAAATGAATTGATATCAAACAAAGGCAGGCAAAACAATAACAAAACAGTCGAACTTAAAAAATATAAAATCGTGTTATTGTTCTTCCATACAGGTTCTTGTTTGGCCAATGATAACTTGTCTAGCATCAATATCTCCCAAACAAACCTTGTGGTCTGTAAATGACTACCAATAGGTAAATTGCAAACACATAAAGAAGTTTGAATGATGGATCTATGAGCAGGCCACCCAACGATTCAACAAGTCCTATTATAATTCCGGCGTACAGGCATCCTATAATACTGCCAAAGCCGCCTAGAGCAACTGCCACAAAGGCAAACAGGGCAAAATTTATACCCACATCAGTGAACACAGCAAAATAGTTCATCATCATCGATCCAGCAACAGCAACACATCCAAGTCCTATTGCCCATCCTAGTGCAAACATTTTGTCAGAAGGGATACCAAGTATTTCAGCGGCGTGTCTGTCTTGTGCTGTGGCCTGGAGTGCCAGTCCTGTTTCTGTTTTTGTAACGAAACAGTATAAACCTATAAATGCTAGAAGGCAAATCAGACTTGCAAATAATTGAGGCTGTCCAACATAAATGGTTCCTAATTCTATCCTACCCTCGATTAATGGATTCTGTACATTTCTGTAATCGGGGGTCCATAATAGTTGAGCTACGGATCTAATAAAGATAGACAACCCAAAGGTTGCACAGATCTGTATTAACATCTTTGCTTCTAAAATGTATCTTATCAACAGATAGTGGGTTAGAACACCGCACACTGCCATTAGTAAAATTGTAATAGGAACGGAAAATAAAGGATCCAACCCTAGCAACGACCACAACCAGAAAGATGTGAACATGGATAGCATCAGATGTTCTCCATGAGCGAAGTTGACTATCCCCATCAACCCAAAGATCAAACTCAATCCAGCGGCTATCAAGGCATAGATAAGTCCCATCATCAGTCCTGCCACGATTGCCTGAAGTATTATTTCAACGGTCATAATTTTTGCTGGATCTCACTAAGGCGACTTCGCTTTTGAGTAAGAGTGTGATTATTATTTTTGATCCCAAGTTGGCATTGGGTACACAAGGTCACACGCCGCTAGTTCATATGGATAGACTGTGCAATATTTTCCATTTTGAACTTGCATTAGTACTCCTCGTACTGCCTCGTTCTGTCCATCTGGACCAAACTTAACACCTCTGTAAGGTACTATCAATGCTTCTCCTGGTATGTCAAGATTAACAAGTGCTTCTCTGATTTTCTCAGGATCCGTTGATCCAGCATTGTTGATTGCCACAGCGAGTGCCATGAAACCTGTAAATGCCCTAGCAGGAACATCTGATAGATCTCTTCCTCCAGAATGCTTTTTGAATATTTTATTGATTGTACCGATCATGGGTATTGTTTTTGCTAGATCTGTGTTGAACGGTGATCTAGATATGACACCTTCGGCCTTATCTCCCAAAGTTGAAATAAATGTAGGATCTACATATCCGGCATTTTGGGCAATCAATAACTTAGGATTGTAATCAAGTTCTTGAGCAGTGTTCAAAAACAAGAACGCATCTGCCGTGTACTGAGACGGAAGAAGAACATCTGGATCTTTTAGTTTCAACCTCTGGACTTCAGAAGTCAAAGTTGTTGTAGACGCTTTATAACTTATTTTCTCTATAACCTCATAGCCTTGCTCTTTGGCCATTTTGTTTTGTGTTGAACCACTGTCAGATCCCCATAAAGTATCTTCGTGTAAGATTCCTAACGTATTAAGATTTGCATTATTCTTCTTGTTGAAATCCTGTATAAACTCGAACATCAACTGTGTAAACATACCATCATGTGGACCTACCCTAAAGAAATATTTCAATCCTCTAGATGTAAGTTTTGGCGAAGCAGAATCTCCGTTCACAAATGGAATGCCTGCCCTTTCAGTCACGGTGCTGGCCGCGGCCACCACAGAAGAAAAGTAAGCACCATACATCGCATGGACGCCGTCTTTGTTGAGCATCTTTTCAGTTTCACTTACTCCCACATCTGGTTTACCAGTGTGATCGCCAACGACTATAGATACTTTCGCACCATCTAAACCTTCAAGGCCTTCGTTTTCCGCTAACGGCATGCCAGGAATGTTGTGCTTGTTGTTGATTATATCCAAGGCAGTGTTGACCGCCGCCACCGCATCTTTCCCGATCTGTGCAGAAGAGCCAGTGAGAGGATATATTACTCCAATTTTAACATCTTGTGCGGATCCAATCGCTGGTGCACATATGAATGATAAAAAAGAAAGTATTGATATAATTAATTTTCTCATCTTTTTTTCCTTTTTAATTTAAATTTAAACTACTCCCATTTTATAAGAAATATGGCCATCTTGTCAATCATAATTATGGTTTAATAATGTTTTGCACATGCAGTCTGGTTATTAAATAGTTCATGTATAAACTGTTTGCAATCATGTGTTTTACTATCAACGGTGCGACGGAATGCACACCCTACAATGACAGTTCGGCCACGATATACAGGACACTTGCAGAGTGTGAAAAAGACGCTGAGTATCGTTTTTATGGCCTTACAGATGTATTCGCACAATACAATCAACCCTATGAACGTATCGTAATAGGCTGTGAAGAACACACAGACTAGCGAACGTACCTAAACATCTTATCAGACTTGCTGGCAAATCCTATGTCCTGGTATCCAAAATCACTCATTGTTTTTTGTAAAATTTCCGTATTCTGAAACCATTCAAGGCATACTACAGGTTTGAACTTATTAATTGTTTGTGTGGCACCAATAAGGGCATCATGCTCTCCGCCCTCTATGTCTAGGTGAATGAGATCGCAGGCTGTCAGGCCCAGTTGATCTATGCTCAGCACAGGAATTGAACCTTGCGTGTTGGTCTTGTGAAACATGCCAGAATTTGCTTCAGACTGGAGATCAGCAGGATTTGTAATAGATGTTGTTGTTTCCTGCCCGGTTCCTAAAAAACTCTGGAACTTGTAAATGTTCTTACAATTGATTAGATTTCTACACAGACAATAGAAATTTAAATTTTCAGGTTCAAAAGTATAGACAGTCTCGAAAGCCTTGGCATACTGCTCTGCATACACCCCACAGTTGCCGCCTGCCTGCACTGCTACTCTTTTGTTTGCTATTTCCTTGATCACTTCCTGTGGTAATTTCCAGTGCCTGGAAGTTGCTCTCCAACACCTCTTGTCATTCTTTGGCCAGTGCCACCCTTCTCTTAATTCTACAAGTGTGTCCATTTTATCTTTGTTCCCTTGTACTTGCCCCTAGAACCCTTCTCATGATATATCAAACACTGGTTGTGCTGTTGTAAATCTGCATCTGTTTTTACATCAAAGTGTCGTATCCATTCTCCATGTTTTAAGTTGTTGTATGGCAACTGCTTGAATGTCTGTTTGATGACTAATTGGTCAACTCCTATTGTGTCTGTGTCCTCTATAAGTTGTTGCATACGTTTGGCCGCTTCTTGGGCCGATGACCTTTTGCTATAATGAAAGTTGCAGAAAGTCGCCATCAATCGTCCGTTGTATTCTGTGAATGCCATATCAGAACTTACGAAGTTCATTTGGTCCTGGGTGGGTTCACGTAGTGCATATGAATCAACATCAGCAACTATCACTGATTGGTATTCTAACAGGTTATGTCCTAACAATATGAATCTCTCTGCCTGACAATAGGTTTCGTATGAGTATGGCCATTTCAATATCAATTTGTCTGTAGTACAGTGTGTGTATGTGACATCTAGTTTATCTAATCTTTGTATGGACATGTCCGATGGATCTATTATGTGTACATGAATTGGTAACTGCCAGTGTTGCTTGTAGCTCTTATAGAATCTAGGGAAGTATTGATTGAAGTATTTGTCGTCGCATGAAGTCAGTATGAACCTGCCATGTGTGGGCCAGTCACCTATTACATCACTGAACATTAACTTAATGTGTTAGAGGATTCGTTGAGATCTAAGGCTCTCGCTATCTCATCACGATCGTGTTGGTTCATGTTGTTTAGCAGGGATTCACTTTGGGAATAGATTGTGCGATTGCGAGTAACTATTGACAACTGTTCGCACGCCTTGGTTATGATCTGTGCGGCAGTAAGTGAGTCAAAACCCGCAGTGTCTATCCTGGCATCACGCTTGGCCTTGTCAGCCACCGCTATGAGGTCCACCGGATCCCTCACGTCTGGCAGTCCGGAGTCAGAGTAGATCTGCTCTATTATGGAGCTCTTGTCTGAGTCTGTTGTCGTGGTGTATATGGGGTTGAGGTTTTGCAAGTTGGCCACATATTCCTCAAAGTAGGTTTTCCAAGATGCGTTCTGTGATGTATTGATCATTAGTTTTCTCAGTTGTGCATCATCGGCTATTCCGGCAAAAGCAGAGCTGTTTGAAAGCACTTCTAGGTATGTCCTGATTCCGGAGAGGTTGCTGTTCTCCAATGACACTTGTGCATTGATCTTCTCCCTTGCCTCCATGAGTTTAGTTTTGTTTGACAGGTATGGTTCCGACGCCAATGCGTTGTTGAAATTTGTGTGTGCCGTCGCCACTGCGGTTGCGAACGTGTCCAGTGTCTGCTGGAAGTCCGTGCTGTCTGCCACTACCGAATTGATGAAGTTTCTTAGATTGTCATATGCCGTCTGCAGTGCCGTGTCCGCGGCCAGTCCTGCGTTGTTGATAAAGGTTATGGCCTCGTTCAGTGTTGTGAACACAGGCGCCGTGCTGTCCTCGGTCTCTAGGAATATGTTATTCAGTGTGCCAAAGTGATCATTGACTGCTCTGTTCTTATCTTTGGCCAGGACACCAAACAAGCTCGGTATCGTGTATTGTAGACCCTGTACTGATTGCAACATTTCTAAGTAGGTGCCTTGTCCGTTGTTGGGCGGACTTATGTCTGGCTCCCCGGGAATTATTGACCCGTCGAGGACTGTGTTGGTATGCCTTACAAGATCACCGAGCACCCTGCCCATGTTGATATGGGCGACGTTGTTGATCTCTTCCTTGATGTCCGTTTTCTGTGAAGTGGTCAGCACAGCATTGGACTCGATAACAGAATCCAATTGGAAACTCTTCAACACCCATCCTATCTTGAATTGATTGATCGCGTTCTCTAGGGCTTGATTGGAGAAATCAGGTGTGTTCTCTGTTAGTGATTTTAGACCTTTGCTGACTGTCATTATGTGCTACCCATGACATCTGAACCACCCGGTCCTGTGGATCCTGGAGAAGGTAACCCGCTGACAATTTTGCCCACCCCGGCACTGACCGCGGCACCAATTATTGCTCCTGCCAACCCACCGGCGCCGTTCGCGTATACGTTACGTGAGCCCATGCTCATGAATCCTTTAATGTCTGCCTTGTCATACTTCCTTGCGACCCCTCTGCCCTCTGCGAAAACATTTGGTGAAGCACCCCAAATAAGGTGAGTATGGATGACACATTTTATGCCAACACGTATAAGATGAGGTACCAGAGGATCGAATTGTCTTAACATCGGTTTATTGTTGGCGAACACGGATCCCTGCGTCGCTTTGGCCGGTGCCACTCTCATACACCCGTGTCCCGTATACGCTAAATCTATTAGGTCTCTTGATATTGCTGGCATGCCAGTATTTATGGACAGATAAAACCGCCCGTGTTATAACTTAAATTTGGAGAACTGACCCTTCTTGACGTCTTGTTTGATGCCACCCGAGATATAAGACTCGACTTCGGTCTCCTGCGGAGCCACCTGCATGCCTCTGCTTGACAGCCAGTGTTGTGTCCACGGCAGTGGGTTGGCCGATGCTGACACGTCGTATATGGGATCATATCCCAGTGCCCTCAGTCTCTTGTTGGCTATCCACTCAACGTAATTGCCTAACAGTTTCTCGTTCAGTCCTATGATGGATCCATCCTTGAACAGGTACTTGGCCCATGCTTTCTCTTCTTCGACACAGTCCTTGAACATCTGTATCACAGTCTTCTCCGTGCCTTTCATGGCCTTGGTCATCTCAGGATCATCTCCTTTTTGCCATGCCTTGATGATGTGTGTTGAAAGATTTAAATGTGTTGCTTCGTCCCTGGCGATCAATGATAGGATCTTTGCAGAACCTTCCATCAGTTTGAGTTCGCCAAATGCGAATGTGCAGGCGAATGATATGTAGAATCTCAAACCTTCTAACAGGTTCACGGTGTTCATTGCAAGGTACAGTTGTTTCTTCAGTGCCAGCATGTCCACTTTCTTGCCTACCGCATGGTCCAGTGCCATCTTTCCAAACTTGTCATATTCCGTTGTAACAGAACTTGCTCTCTTTAGGATCTCCTTGTCATCCAGTATGGTGTCAAACACTTCCGCTGGATCCGAGTACACGTTCTTCATGATGTGTGTGTATGATCTCGAGTGTATGGTCTCAAAGAAGTCCCATGTCACTATGCAACCTTCCAGTTCTGGATTGCTAACATATGGCAGGAACATGAGGCTCGGTCCCCTGCCCTGTACCGAATCTAATAGTGTCTGGTACTTCAAGTTACTTGTGAATATGTGTTTCTGTTCAGGCCTGAAGTTCATGAAGTCCGCTCTGTCCTTCTGCAGGCTGACCTCCTCTGGTCTCCAGAAGTAACCCAACATGGTCTGGTTCAACTTATCGAACTGTGGATATCTGAAGTCGTCGTATCTCTGTATGCCGCCGTCCTCGCCAAAGAACATCGGCTGTTTAGTGAAGTCAACTTTCTCCTGGTTAAAAACTGTTTTCGTCATAATAATTTTTGCTGTTAGATCATACAGGCGTCGCACTCTTCGCCGTCGATGTCTGTGGTTGTACTTATTTCCGGTGCTGGATTTTCGGGCTCTAGTATAACATCCTCACCTTCGTCCTCCTGCTGTGTTTCTATTCCTGCCGGTTGTACGTCTTCTTCCTCCCCTTTGAAATCGTATGTGTTTTGGTAGTAACTTGTCTTCCAACCAAGTTTGTATGCTGTCAGCATGTCCTGTGCCATCACTGACAGAGGTACTTCGTTGTTCTCGAACTGTAATGGATTGTAACTCCAGTTACCACTGATCGCTTGATCAAAATATTTCTGCATCATGGCTACCACGTTGATGTAACCCTCGTTGCTTGGCATGTCCCATAGCAGTGTGTAATCATTTTTAAGTTTGGGGAACCCCGGTGCTATCTGCTTCAGAGGACCTTTCTTGCTTTTCTTGATGGCCATCAATGCCCTTGGTGGTTCGATACCGTTTGTCTCATTACTAACAACTGAACTGCTCTCACTTGGCATCTGTGCTGACAGTGTGCTGTGTCTCAATCCATGCTTGGCTATGTCTTTCCTTAGGCTCTCCCATGCCATTCTCTGTTTATGTGGTACTATGTTGTCCACATCCTTCTTGTAGTGATCAATTGGTAGCAGGCCGTCTGCGTATTTTGTTCTCTCAAATCCTTCACACTTGCCTTTCTCCATTGCTATGTTGCAACTCGCTCTCAATAGGTTGTATTGGAATGCTTCTGAAAGTCTGTCAACTAGATCCCACGCCTTTGGATCTGAATACTTGACGCCATGTTTTGCGATGTAGTGTGCCAGTCCGATGTAACCAATTCCTAGACTTCTTCTCTTCTTTGTTGAAACTTCCGCGGCCTTGACTGGATAGTCTTGGTAGTCAATTATCTGTTCCAGTGCCCTAACACTAAGGTCACATATGTTCTCCAGTTCACTTAAATCATTCAGTCCACCAACATTGACCGCTGAAAGGATGCACAATGCGATCTCTCCCTGCTCATCATGTATGTCCTGTATGGGTGTTGTGGGTAACGTGATCTCCTGACACAGGTTACTCATCGAAACTTTGTCTTTGAATGAACTGTGTGAGTTGCAGTGGTCAAGATTCATTATGTAGATCCTGCCTGTCTCTGCTCTCTCCTTCAACAGGTCAAAGAATAGATCCTGTGCTGGAACAGTTTTCTTTGGAATTGTTTTGTCCGCTTCATACTTCAAGTACAAGTCATCGAACTCATCTGTTCCAAATGCATCATACAGTCCAGGTGCCTGATGTGGTGATATTAATGTTATGTCTTCCTCGTTCATGAATCTCTCATAGAACATTTTACTGATCTGTATGGAGTAATCCATACGTCTTACCCTGTTGTCCTCTGTGCCTTTGTTGTTCTTAAGCACAAGGATGTCTTCTATCTCTGGATGCCATATTGGGAAGTGTACAGTTGCGTTTCCGCCACGCACACCATTCTGTGTACAACATCTCACGGTTGATTCGAATTTCTTTAGGAACGGGATGACTCCTGTGTGTTGAACCTCCCCTCCCCTGATCTTGCTGTTGATACCTCTGATACGTCCTGCGTTGATTCCTATGCCAGCTCTCCTGGCAACGTACAAACCAATAGCCATGTCGCTTGAGAAGATACTTGGTAGGGTGTCATCACTGTCCACTAGAACGCAACTGGCGAACTGTCTGATGGGTGTTCTCACTCCTGCCATCACTGGGGTTGGGATATTAATTTTGTGTAGTGATATCGCATCATAATATTTCTTAACATAACTCATTCTGTTCTTTGTAGGATACTCCGCGAACAGTGTTGCCGCGATCATCATGTACATGTCCTGTGGAGTCTCATACAGTTGTCCTGTGCTCCTGTCCTGTACAAGATACTTGTCACAGATCTGTCTAAGTCCTGCGTAAGTGAATTTTAGATCTCTTTCTCTCTTTATCCATGTGTTGAATTTCTTTATTTCTGTCTTTGAATACTTGTCCAGTATGCCCTTGTCATACACACCTAGTCTTATGTTCCTTAGAATAAGTTTCAATAACGGAATGTACTCGTACTGGCCGTGTGCTTCCTTCCTTACATCATACGAAAGCAGTCTCGCCGCCGCATATTGATAGTTGGGTGCTTCAAGACTTATCAAGTCATTCGCTGAACGCACTAAAACATTCTGGATGTCTTTGGTTGTCATGCCATCATAGAACTGTATGTTGGCGTTCATCTCTATCTGTGATGAACTGACCCCTGACAGGCCTTCACATGCCTCTTCAACGACGAAATGGATTTTGTTTATGTCAAGGTTCTCCAACTTGCCATCTCTTTTCTGAACTTTGATCGTACTTGAGTTGGTGCTTGGCATTAAATATTTGTAATTTTTATTTTTGATTTTTGTTTTTGTTGTATCCATATTTATCTAAATCCGTGTGTTTAACTTTTTTTTACTTTTTTGCTTACCCTTCATACGAATAAAATCACAACGTCGTTATGTAATTTTATAATGTACTAATATTACGACAAAAAAAGTTTTCTGTCTATCTGTTTATTGATTATTATGCGATGATTGTTGTCTGGTAATCAATTGTTGCCGCTGTACCCGTGCTGGTAGTTGTGAACTTGAAGGCAACAGTTTCATTGCCTGACGTGGAATCTTTATCATCTAAGACAGCAGTCAGAGTTACACCAACATCTGCACCGCTTTCCGTGAACGTGTCATCGAAACCCACCGCTGTTGTAGAGGCACTTATTACAAACTCACCTGTCCTGTCAAGAGTCCCTCTTGTGATTTTATACTTTATTGATATCCCTTTACTTGTGAGTGCTGGATATTCGTTTATGGTGGTGGCCGCCGATGTGTTGTCAGGTAAAGTCTGTGATTTTATCAACTTGGATGAGACACCTATTCCTTGCACCTCTGGTGCGGCATTCAAGTTTGAACTACCATCCGATTGTCTTAGGTCTGTTCTTTCAAAGAAATCTTGTGATGATGTGCATTCATCGTTGTCAAACTGTATGACTGGAACTTCTCTGATCGAACCAACACCTTCGAAATTATTTCCTACGGTTTTTGCGTAGTAGTTGGCGTGTGAAACTATGTGTCTTGGTCCAGCGCCGTCTGTGGCGCCTGTTGCCGGTGCAACCAATATGGCCTGTTGTCCTATGGTGCTCCAACTTGAGCTTGTGAATTGCATGTCCCTTGGTCCGTCGTTCAGTCCTGCTGTGCTACCATCCATCTCTGCGCCAATTAATGCACCATAATATGCAGTTGAGAAATCACAGGCATGGAACCTAACATTGGTTGCGTTATAACTGACGTCTACCAATCTGGCAAACTTTGTGAACTGACATTGGTTGAAAGTGACGTTGGATGTCGAATATGTTGCATTGGAATGATTTACTGTTACACCTCTTGAGGTTGAAGCGTCACTACCTCCAGATGCGTATGAACCTTGGAACTTGACATTGTTGAAGTATGCATGTGTTACTCTGTCTAGAGACACGCCACCGTAGGCAACTGTGTTCCTGAGTGTCATGCTTGAAATCTGTATCTGTGTTGGCGTAGTTGCTCCCGAGTTACCTATGTTGGCTCCAACATTACCGTCATCGTCCATGGTAACCATCACAGCGTTGTTGGCTGAATTTCTAATTATGGTCTTGTCTGGACCTTCACCTATTAATGTTGCGTATGGTGGTATCTTGAGTGCGGCATTGATCCTGTATGTGCCCGCTGGGAAGAAAAGCACTCTTCTCGATCTCGTGTCGTTTTTGTCCGTATCCGTGTAAATCTCATCTATTGCGTTCTGGATTGCAGTGATGTCTGCCGTGCTGTCATCACCTTTGGCCCCGAAGTCTTTCACAGACACATAGTCATCTAATCTCTGTTGAAGAGTTCTCTGTTGGGTTGTACCTACAGGTGTGCTCTCTCCCAAGTAACCTTTGTATGTGTGACTCAATGCTGTAGTGAATGCTGAACTGCCTGACGTAACAATCTCCGTGTTGCCCACCGCTGGTGCGCCATCTGAAACTGTGCCGTTTCCTATGAATAGCCTCTGTTCGTCTACTACCCAACCCAGTTCTCCCGCGGCCAATTGCGGTAGATCCGTACGTTTACCTCTACGATGTTGAATTCTTGAAATTTGAACTATCGGCATATACTGTTATTTATTAAAGTATTTGCTTGTAGTATTGTTCCAATTTTGCATACCACTTGCCTACCCAGTGATCGTAGTTGTCAATGTCAAACGTTTGATATTCGTTGGCCTGTGTGCATATGAATATACGGCCAGTCTTTATCTGTGTGTCGTACTGTTTGTTGTGTGCTTCTGCGTATGCTACTAATTGGAGATAGTAGTCCTCCACCCATTCCTTTTTTTTAAGACGTCTTGCCTGTTTGAAGTCCATGATTGCAGGAGCACCTTTGTAAACACCAACCAGGTCCGTGGTGCCCGCATACAGTTCTGGATAGTACAGTGAAACCTCTGATCCCCACACTTCTGAGACATTGTTCAAGCCGTTGTCTATTATGACATTGGCCATCGTGTGTGCCTTCTGCTGTATGAGATTAGATCCAGGAGTCCTGTCCTCTCCCTTCACATGCTTCTCTAGGCTACGGTGCATTACCGTTCCTATGTTGGCACTCTCTGTCGTGATCTGTTGTGCCTTCTCTGCACCAATCCTCTTGCGCCATGCGTGTAGGTGTGTCATATCTTTGGTGGCTGACAGCACTGTGGTCACACTGGGTACTGCTCTTCCGTCCGGTGTTTCGTAATGTCTTTTCTTGTTCTTCGTTACCCTGGACAGTTCGCCATACGGATACTTCTGGTAATACGTTATTCCTTTGTGTTTTAAAACTTCTTTGGTAAACTTCATAACGATAATTATACATTATAATGTCATATATTACAACTGATAATCTAACTCACATCATGGCTGAAATGACTGACTATTGCAACGCGGCCTGTCCCATGTGCAATAGATTTGATTGGGATCTAAATCTAGTGAAAGGTGTTACAAATGCACACCACACGACACTAGAGTTTGTTAAAGAAAAGATTGATAAAGGAATCATATCTAGACTGAAACAATGGACATGTCAAGGCACGTATGGCGACGCTTCGATGAATCCAGAGACCGTTGATATATTCAAATACCTTCGAGAAATAAATCCCAGCATGAAGATCTTAATGCACACAAACGGTGGGGCGAGGAACAGAGACTTCTGGAAATCCATGGCCAAACTAGGTGTGAGAATTACATTTGGTATAGACGGTCTGGAAGACACAAATCATTTATATCGCAGGAACGTCAAGTGGAAAAACTTAATGGATAATGTTAAAACTTATATTGACAACGGAGGTGAGGCTAGATGGGATATGCTTGTTTTCAAACACAATCAACACCAAATAGATGAAGCAAAGGCATTGTCTACGGAGTTGGGATTCAATTCATTCAATCACACCTTCAGTGAACGTTGGCAGGACTTCAACAGTAATGGTCAATACAGAGACATAACCTCACTGGAAGTAGATGGATATGTCATCGAAAAACCTGTCGAGCAAAAAGAAGATTTTATCAAGGACGACAATTGGACCAAAAGTAAGAATGTTTTTGTAACAGAAGAAAAACAAGAAAAGGACAACTTCCTAACAAGGAAAATAATGTGCTTGGCATGTCAGCCTCACAAACGTGAAATCTATCTACGTGCAAATGGTTACGTGAGCCCTTGCTGTATATTGGGAGATGTCGAAAGGAATGAACCCAAACATATAATAAAAGATTACAACAAGATAAATCTACACTACACAGACCTGAAAGATATTTTAGAGGGAGATTTTTTCAAAGATCTCGAGAGTGGAATCAATGGTAGCGACAAAAGGTTACAGGGGTGTTATCACGCCTGTGGAGAGAAATAGATGTCAACTAATTGTAAGAAAGCCAAACTAACACTTAATTTCGACATGAGCGGAATGGTCCAACCGTGCGAACTAACCAACTATTATCTCGAGAAGAACGATGGCAGTAAGTTCAATGTGCTTACCGATGATGTTAAGACTATATGGGATAGTGAACATAGAAAAAAACTAATATCGGATCATGACAATGGTGTAAGGAATCCAACCTGTAAATTGTGTTGGGACCAAGAGGATGCCAACCTCGAATCCACTAGACAAAGGTTTAACAAATTATTAAAAGATGTTGAGGATGTCAAGACACAGCCTAGGTTAATGATATTGAAACCCGGCAACAAGTGTAACAATGCCTGCAGGAGTTGTAATGCTCACACCAGCAGTATGTGGTACAAGACAGATTATGCCTTAGATGACCAAGGCAAGACCTTCAAGGAGTACTTGAAGTTTTTTGACCGGCACAGGACTGCCTACAACAATAATACCCAACTAGAAAAACGTTTCACCGAGTGGGAAGATAAAATTGTGGCGTGGCATATGTTTGGAGGCGAGCCAATGATCGTTCCACTGTTCTTTAACATACTTGACCAGGCCGTGTCCAACAAGAATGTTGGCGACAAAACTTTTCATGTACACACAAACGGTATGGTCTATGCAGAAGAGCTAATGGACAAGTTTAGTAAGTTCAAACAAGCCACCATGGGATTCAGCATAGATGCAATTGGTACAAAGAATGATTACATAAGGTACGGTAGTAAATGGGAGAATATCATAGGCAACCTCAACAACTATGTGAAGGATTCGGAGAAATATGAAAATATTGAATTAGCAGTTAGGACAACATTGACCCCGTGGAACATATATCACTATGACCAAACATTTGATTATTTTCAAAAGTTAGGTATTATACCGGGCAGTACTTGGTGTTGGGACGAGCCGTGGAACGATGTAAGATACCTGCCTAAAAAAATTAAAGATGCTGTGCTAGAGAAACTTTCAAAGTACAACAGCAAACATAAAGCGTGGACAAACACGTTTGATTACATGAAAAAATGGATGGCGACAGAGCCTAGTGATTACAGCGAAAAACAGAATTCTTTTATGGAGTTCAACACAAAGATAGATAGTATACGAAAGGAGAAGTTTGAAGAAGTGTTCCCAGAATACTCCAAACTTTTCGCATAGACATGGGCATATCAAAACAACCACCAAAGCCATTTCCTATTACCAAAGGATTGCCTTGTCAATTGAAATGGACACACAGCACAGTCTACCTCACTGATGGGGTCAGTGCGAGTTGCCACAGGGTAAAGGGAGATCCATTGGAAGTGCGTAATGGTGAACTGAACTTCCACAACATACCAGCCAAACTAGAAGCAAGGCGTAAGATGTTGAGAGGCGAGTGGCCAGGCAGGGGGTGTGAACACTGCAAACACATAGAAGAAGCGGGTGGTAAATCAGACAGGCAAGTGCATTTGAATCTAGAAGGAACCACAGCACCCCCGGAACTGGACACAGACCTAACAGCAGTCGATGTAACTCCGAGACAGTTGGAAGTGTATTGGGGCAACACCTGTCAACAGGCTTGTATATATTGTGGTGCTCATTACAGTTCGACCATACAGCAGGAAGAGAAAAGGTTTGGAGATTTCAACAAAGAAGGTGTTGAAATTGCAGACTGGTGGAAGAAGAATCCCAAGATAGCAGAACACACAGAATTACTGTTCAAATGGTTTGAAAAACATCTACACGAGTTACACAAGATATTTGTCATGGGCGGAGAACCGTTCCTACAGAAAGAAACATTTAGGTTCATAGAGTTCCTGGAGAAAGGCAACTACCCTGATCTTACTCTTGTGTTCTTCAGCAACCACAACATAGAACATGAACGGTTCAAGACATGGATGGACAGGCTAGAGGTGTTACAGAAGTCAGGCAGGCTAGACAAGATACAGATATTTTTCAGTTGTGATGCACTAGGACCTGAGGGCGAGTATGTGCGTACTGGTTTAGACTTGAATGTGGCAATTAAGAACTTTGAATACATTTTACACAACACATCATTCGATCAAGGCATCAACAGTGCGTTGACTGTCACAGCAGTGCCGGGCATGCCTGCAATGGTCAAATACTTAAACGAATGTAACAAAATCAAACCTATCTACTGGAGCATGATGAAAGCCAATCAACATGAAATAGGCCCTAGGGAATACATGTACCCAGGAATATTTGGTAACAAGATAAACGATTGGGGACTGCGTGAAGCAGTTGAATCTTTTGATACAACCTCACATGGAAACCCTGATTCGGTTAAAGAAATTTATAAAACTTACATGCAGGGAATTATGTCAGAGTTTGATAAGAGGGAACCAAGTGTGCTTAGACAAAAACAATTCAAAATATATCTAGACGAATTGGATCGTAGACGTGACACCAATTGGAAATCAGTATATCCTCAGATTTGGGAGGAAGTAAAAAATCTTTAATTACTTACGTCTGTTCATGGCTGACTTGGCCATCTTCTTCACAACGTCTGTGCTACCTTGATCATCGTAGTCCATGCCAGGTTCTTGCTCTGCCTCTTGGTCCGTCTTGACCACTATCTTTTCATTATCGAAGTCTGCTACCACGTTCTTGAGATCACCGTCTGCATCATAGATTCTCTTGAACACATCGTAGTTGAATGCTGGATATCCTGTGTTGCTCATTATCTGTTTGACTGCATCCATGCTGATGTCTGATGCTTGGTCCTTCTCGTCAGCGTCGCCCTTCATGTTCAACAGGATGTTGATGAGTGCTGACTCTAGGTCTGTGTCGCTTTTGTTGAATTCGAAAAATCTCACAGGACTACTTCCCTGCTAGTTTACTGAACAATCTGTTTGATGCTTCAAACACTTCTTTGGATTCTCTTTGTTCTCTGCCTTCTGGTTCTGTTCCACCCGCTTCGGCATCAGAGGCGCCAAACTCATCTGACTCTAGATCATCGGTTCCTAGGTCATCTAAGTCTGCGTCTGTGTTGTCCATGTCCATCGTGTCATCGGCGCCCATAGGGTCTGTTGCTACTTCTTCTCCGGTCAATATTCTTACACCGTTGTCCAGTTCTTGCCTGGTTGTCGTTAAAGTGGCTTCCGCCTGTTCAATCGCTGGTTGGATTTTTTGTAGGAATGCGTCTGATTTCTCAGCACCCATCTCGTCTCTGATTCTGTCTGCCAGTTCTAACATGCCTTCTGTCTTCATTGATGCTAGATCTTCCAAGAATGATGTTACCTTGTCCATCATGTCCTTGGCCGCTAAAATTAATTCTGATTGCTCTTCAACACCTTCTTTCACACCCTGCATGGTGCCTGTGCCTTTTGGCATCTTGCTCATTTCTTTTGTGACTAGTGATCCTATCACTTGTTTTTTTTCAATATCAGTCATGCCACTTGCTTTCTTAACTTTGTCTACCATTTTTCCTGTTTCTGGATCTGTGTTCATTCCGCCATACTCAGCAAGTTTTCTTTCTGTGATTGCTTGGTTTATGATGTCCAACATCATTTGATTCTTTTGATATGAATCATCTTTTAATTCTTGTCCGAAGTGTGTGTTCTGTGTGATCTCGTGGATCTTTGTTCTCACGTGATTTGCCGCGTCTGCTAGATCTTCTTTAGTGAACTTTGAAAGATCCATTGTTTGATTGAATCTTGATTCAAATTCTTTAAGTAACGATTCAGTTGTAATTGGTTTTGTAAGGTCTAAGCTCTTCATACTGTGTTTATTTATAATCTATCCTCCGAACGTGTCACTAAAGATCTGCTGTATTTTGCTTTTGTGTTGGTCCGCTAGGCGGTTAGCGACGTCCAATCTGTCCCAATAGACATCCTCCATCTGTTCGTCCTTGTTCTTCTGTGCCTCACGTATCATACGTTTAGCACTCTGTATGTCGAACAGTTGTGATGCAAATTTTGTATCTAGTTCTAGTATATCAGTGGGCACACTTTTTTCGTCTGCTAAATGATGTGCTACGAGTATGGCTGTCTGTTTTAAATTAATATCGTCATGTAAAACAGTGGCTTCCATCATGTCAGCAATGACATACACATATCGAGTTCCGGACCATTTTCTCGGTACAATGGCTATATTGCCTATCAGGATGCCTTTGGAGAACTGTTTGGGTAGGTGTCGGAATGGTCTTCGTGCCTGCTCCTTGTGTGCCAGGTCCGCGAGTTTAGACTTCAGCCCGTAGGCCTCGATCTGTTTTACCAGTTCTGATTTATTTTTTCCTGTCATTTGCAACAAACTTTATCTTTCTATTTAAAGCATATTGCATGTGGGTGTCAAGTTTCTTACGCACGAACACCGCCTTGTCTGCCAACCGCTTGGCCCTGTCCGCGTCCTCCGGTGACAGTTGGTCACTCCTGAACGATTCCAGTGCGTGTGCCCGTATGAATTCTACATCCGTGTCTGTGACATAGACCTTGGCCCGTGGTGCTATCTGTATGAACATGTATTGTTAAAGTTTAGCCTGGCATCTTCATCAGGATCACTACCACTGTAGATAGTAAGCCTGCGACCACTGTGCCCGCTGTTGCTATGATTGTCTTCTGACTGCTCTTGTGACTGACTTGTTGATCCTCATTCATCTTCTGTAGACGAATTTCGATCGCACTTAGCCTGTCGTGTAATCCCTTGTATCTCTCTGAACAAAGGTCCACGTGTGCTTCTAGGTTCTGTTTCTCTAATTCTGTTGTACTCATATATCTTCTTAAATCTCTTTTGAGGTTTCGTACCTCCGTTAATAGAGCCTGTAAATGAGCCTGTGTCATTGCCTAGTTGTGCCTTTTAAGTTTTTGTTTGTGCCTAATCTATGCTATTATTTATCGATGGGACCAGCGTATGAAAAGTACGTGTTTATGACTCCGCCCGCCAGTGCTCCGATAACTTTTTGTCTGTCCGTGCCCTGCATCTCCATGGTGACGAAGGTGTGTATTGGCAGGTGTGCGGTGTTGGTGCAGTCTGCCACGATGGGTATGAGACTGAAGTCCTCCACTAGGTTCTCAGTTGGATCAGCCACGTCTCCATATACACCTGATTGCTCAGTGAAGAATTGAAAGTGCCAAGTCATGTGTTTGCCCTCGTAGTAGGATCCGAATGCGTGGTTGGCCAGGTTAGGCAGTTCCACTTTCTGCGGTGGCATTTCCCACGTGATGTTACCCCTCATCTGTAGCAGTTGCAACATGGTGCTGAAGTTTGAATTCTGGTCACGTGCCAGTGACAGCGTGTGCTTGTCATTTATGTTGTGGCCCGCATCTGTGGTGAACGGAAACTGCTGTTTGAGATTACCGTTTTCGGTGATGTCCACCAATGTGTGTATCCTGTACTCGTGCATCAGTCTTGATACTCTACCTTCTCCCAGTACTGCCAGTCAGGTGCCAAATACTCGTCTAGTTGTTTCTGCCTGTCTGGATTCTCCCTCAACCAGGCTTTGAGTTCTCTGACTCCCTTGTCCTCGAGGCTCTTTATATCTGGTTTGCTGTGTCGCAGTGCCTTCTCGTGTGGAATGTTGCCATAGCAAAGTAGTCCATGTGTCTTGGCAAAGTTGATCATCCTGTCATTGAGGCCCGCGTCACACTTGATAAGGTGTTGCGGTTTGATATCTTGCATGATGTCATGATACCTCAGTGTGCCTCTTCCGAAGTGTGGCCACTGTTCCATTATCTTGTCGTTGGCCCACCAGCCGTACCATGGCATGAAATAGAACATGTCCTTGATGCCTGACCACCAACGTTCTTCCGGATGACGTATCAGCGTGAAGATCTCACTCTGGTCCTCGTACTGGTCGAAGGGTGGTTGCTGTAATATTATCTCCGGGTTGTAATCCCTCCATAACCATCTCTTGATGTTCCTACCCGCACAGAGGTCATGGGACAAATATCGCATACGTTTGAGGTTTGTAAATGCCTTAGGCATGTGTTCATCCTTGGGCATGGCGTAGATCCTTGGGGTCTTATCTCGCAGTTTGGAATCTGCACTCAATATTATCTTTATCGCTTCTTGTAAATGTGTAGGCATGTGATTATTTAATCATAAAAAAAGGGCGAACCTAATTAAAGATCCGCCCTTTGGTAATTGTACTTCAGTCTAATTAGATTAGAATGATGCCGCCGTAGCCGCTACAACAGTTGCACTGTTCAAGTTCACTGAACCTGCACCAACTGATGTTAACAGTCTGATTACAGTTTGTAGGTATGCCGCGAACGCCTCGCTGTTCGTACCGTCATAAGTGTCAGTTCCGAACTCACCTTCGAATACCATGTCAAATACTTGACCGTCATTCGAACCATCACTTCTTAATTTAGTGATGATGATTGGTGTTGCTTCTTGCGTCATTGTCGCTATTGCCGCCTGCACCGCACCCAATGGTCCCATTTCAGTAGAAGCGAAGTTCGTACCGTTAACTGCAAAGTCTACAGTCACAGCCGTGATCGTCTTACCTGAAAGGTGATCAGTTGTGTTTGCTTTAGTCGGGTTTATTTTAGTTGTCATTGATCGTATCTCCTATGCTATACTATTAAACAGCGATTGCTAAAGTTTTAGCCGTTACTGTCGCTGTTGAGAAGTCAGCAGTGTTTCTTGGAGTGGCACTTGCCGCTCTTCCCGCCGTGTCAACCGCTCTGATCGCATCTCTTAGACCGTTCGCAGTGATGTGGTTAGCAACATCCAAACTGTCAGTTCTCACCATGTAAGTACATTCTGTGTTTGAGTTTCCTAACGGACCAGTAGCCAAGATGTTGATTCCTTGGTTCATGATAGCCGCTTGTACTAGTGCTAAACCAGCCGCAGTTGAATCCGCTTGTGGATCACCTGTCTCTGAGTTCATTGCATTGATGAAATCAACTGTGAAGTATGATACATCTACACCTTCTATCTCTGCCGCAACAGGTAGAGCTGTAAAGTTATTTCTTGAAATTGCCATAATTTATTCTCCTATCCTATTATATTTCTAAGTTTTCGATCTTGGCAGTAGTGCCTGAATCGTTTAAGTCAATACTATCGACTGTACCTAATGCTTTAAGTGCCGCAAGTAGTGTTCCTACTGACGAACCGTCTGCACCTGATTCAGTGAAAGTAAAAGAACCGCCTGCTGATGCTGGTGCACCAACGAACATGTCTGTACCTTCAACGATGTATGTTCTAGAAGCATTCGTATCGAATAACGGGCCTGAACCTACGATGTTACCGTATTGTCTGACTGTGTTTTCGATTGCGTTTGCTGTCTCGTTTTTTAACAAGTGATTCGCTAACTCCTCACCTGCATCAATCGTGATGAACTCAAGTTCTTTTCCTAGAAAAGATTGTGTTCCTGCCACGAATGTCGTGTTGTTTTCCGTTGCCATTTTTAATCCTCCTTTTTTCTGATTAAATGACTATGATCCCGCTCAGGGATCAAGTTGCAAGTATTTATTGGTAAGATTGGTAAATTATGCTGTAATATTAAGATTTAAGCCACACTTCGTCACTCTTTGTGCGTTTTTGGAACTTGTAGCCTAGATCTTTCAGTATAGACTCACATTTCACAACAATATCCGTCCTCTTGTCCCTCTTCATTTCAATGTTGATCACGGGATCGTTCTTGCTCAATGTTTGCCTCGCTCCGTTCAGTAATGGTATCTCAAAGCCGTCAACATCTATCTTAACGAAGTCTACATTGGTCAATCCAAAACTGTCAAGTGTCCTACAGTCTATGTCTCCATCCTCTTGTTGTAACACTGTTGAGTTGAAGTCTTGCTTGGCTTTGTGTTCTTTGTCCGACAATCCGTAAGGCCATAGCAATACATTTTTCTCTTGTATGTTCTTCTCGAAACATTCTCTGAAGTTGGGATTTGGTTCGAAGCACACCACACTTTCAAACTTCTTAGAGAGTGGTCTCGTCCATTGTCCTATGTTGCTACCTATATCCAGGCATACACGCCACTGCTTGATGTATTGCAGAGCGGCATCTCTTTGTGCCTGCTGTCCGTTGCCTGCATCTTCTAGGTAAGTGGGTTTGGTGTGCTGTCCGTAAAGTACCCAGAAACTATTCGCTTCCGGCATTACATTCCTTACAAGCACAGTCTGGACAGTCCCTGCACTCTGTACAGGATCCCCGGCAGTGCTGTTCACACTCACACTTCTCACAAATATATTCGATCATCATTAAAGTTCCTTAAATTTCTTCAGTATGTCTGTGTTGGGTAATTTGGATTGTAATTGCTGTTGCAGTCTGTGTAAAGTCTGCATCTTCATTTTTGAATTTAAACTGCTGTAGTTGGCCACCGCTCGCCTGATGTTCTTGAGGTTGGCATCCTGTACGTTCAGTGCTCTTTCTAAATGCGTTAAGTTCTTAAAATGATCTTCCCAGGTCCTCAGGTATCTCCTCAGGGCCATCACGGGCACAGGTTGTCTCTGCCTCATGGCCTGTGCTTCGTCCTTGTTCTTGAGTTTCTTTGTTATCTCTGGATCTCCTGACACTATTGCCAACATGTTTGCTAGGTCGTTGTTGATCATCCTGACCTGATCAAATGTACCCTTGGCCATGGTCTGGTTGGCATATGACTTGGCGAATCCCTGTGTGTCCTTGTGTTGACTCATCAAGGCCAGTGCTAGGAAACTGAGGTATATTCTTTCAGTGACCTCTGGGAAAGTGAATCTTTGCAAGTCACTATGCCTTCTGATCACCTTGCCTTCAGATACATACTTTAAAAATGGTGTTAACATACACATATTTATAGAACCTATGCAACGTAATTTTATATTAACTGATGTAATGAAAACCGGTTTGCATGTTGAACTCGAGGAGTTTGTAAAGATGCACACTCTAGAGGACCAAACGTTTGAAATGACCGGGGAATACTACACATTACACAATTACGACCTCGATTCTTATGATCGTAGATTTGCCATGATAGATTCAAGGCAGGCCAACGTGAGGGTGAAAGACAATCCTGATTTCAATGTAGAACTTAAAAGACGTTGTGAGTTGCTACACAGCCAAGGTTTTGTTTTCATAAAGGCCGACCCATGGGAGTCACAAGATAATATTAAACAGATAGTACAGTACCCAGAAATAGAAATAGAGCATATCAAGTGGACCGGTGGGGTAAGTTGGTTTTGGTATTACATGTACGACAAACACAAGAACAATAAGTTCAATTTTGATCACACAAATAAAAAATATGACTTCCTGTATCTCAATAAGGAACCAAGAGCACACAGAAAAAAATTGTATAACAAATTATTTGACAATGGCATATTAGAAAACAGTCTGCACACATGTTGGCCAGACAGGAAACTGCCTGCGGAGTATGAACTGCCATGGGCACAGGACTATCCACGGTACGGCATGGACCAAGACATATACGAGAAGCCTTACAACGATACTGCTTGTAGCATTGTGTCAGAAACCAACGACAACGACTATGAAGTATTCATGACAGAGAAAATATGGAAACCAATTATAGCACAACAACTTTTTGTAGTACATGGCAATTATCTATATCTTCAGAAGTTGAGGGATATGGGATTTAGGACTTTCAACAATTATTTCGAAGAGGCATATGACTTAGACAGAGATCCTGATATGAGGATCAACACCATTGTGGATGTGTGTGACAGGTTGCGTGATGCACCATGGCAAGACATTTATCTGCAAAGCAAAGCATTAAGAGAATACAATTATAATAACTTTTTCAACAAAGAGAAATTAAGTTTGGCGATTAATGATACGTTGAATCTATTTCTGGAATTTGCTGATACCCGTCAAGTTTCTTCTTGAGAATCCCAGTCTATCAACTAACTTAACAGCATTACCCGACTTGTCTACTGCAACAAATCCTTCTGGTTCCGTTACCTTTAATCCACCGTCCGTCTGTTGAAATGATCCTATGGCCTGTGCTTGGTTCATCTTCTTGAGAACGAATGCCTTCATGGTCTGCACAGCCTTGTAGAACATCAGCATGGCCTGTAATGGTTTCTTGGCCCTGTTCAGGAACACAGGCATCTGTTTCATCTTGTCCTGTCTCAGTTGTAAGGCCTTCTGTGCCTTTAGTCCTGACATCTGTTTTTGCATCCTGTCGTTATAGAAAGTTTTGAATCCTAACAAAAATTTGTTGACATCACTTGGTAACTGGCCTTGCTTGACCATCGCGTTGATGTACATCTGGAACATGGGTATGAAGTCCTGGTTCTGTCCAAGCACACCGGATAGATCACGTGGAACACCATTTAATAGTGTCTCTAACTTTTCTATTCCGTTGTAGAATTGTTTCGTTTCATCATCTGTGAACTTGGCACTACCTGACACGTCCTTGTATGTGGCATTGTCAAAGAACACATCATTGCTTTTTGCGAAAGAACTTACATCCGCTCCTCCTTGAGCATTCATGTCTGCCAACGATTCCCCTACGTAGGTTGTGTGGAATATGATTCCCACTTTTGCTCTGTCGATCTGTTTACCTAGGGCACTTGCTTCTGGAACAGCATATGTGATTGTGTTTGGAGTGAATGTCAATTGAGGCTTTCCATCGATATTTTTTCTTATGATGTCCTCATCTGTGTACAACAAGTCGCCTTGTACCACACCCTGTATGTTAAGTTTTTTCAGATGTACTAAGCATTTTAACAATTTTTGTCCTAATTCGTCTGTGCCGTGATTACTTGCTATGTCTTTCTTTGTGTAATTTACTTTGGCGTTTTGAGCAAACACTGACTTTGTTCCCACGAAGAACTTACCATTGTCTGGGTTAGTTCCACACACCACAGCAGGAGCACCATCCCACTTCACCGACACACTCATTGCTTCTGAACTTGTGCCTTTAAGTGTCAGCAACAATCCCCTAAAATATTCTAAAACTGCCTTGCCACCCTCGTAGCCGTCAGTGATCACTATGTCCTCTATGTGTTCTAGGTGTGTCCTCTTAAACTCTGTCAGGACATCTTCTATCAACATGATTAGTCCTCTTTGTATTCGCCGTCTTTGATTTTCAGTAGGTTCTCTTTGACGTCTCTGTTCTCTTTGATACGTGCGACGCCTTTGCTGAACTTGGATGCGTCCATGTTCTTGATCGCTGAATTGAACTTCTTCTCCAGTTTGAATGCGGTGTCCTGATCAAAGTTCTCTCTGATGTATGTGATCAGTCTTATGGTTGACTCTAGTATGTGTGAGGCTCTACTTTCCACCACTTCTTCCTTGTCCCTTTTTAGGGGCATCGAGCTCAATTCTTCTAATAAACTTCTTGTATGTTTTTTCATTGTAGGTATTTACTCATTATTGTAACACAATTCTAGCATAAGTCTACTTGGTTTTACGGTAAATGAAGTATTTTCGTTGATTTGTGTCATCTCTGATGTCTAAAATCTTCAATTGAAACATCTCGGCCAGTTCTATAATAAAAGGCACGTTCCAAGCAAAGAATTCTATCCAATCTGCCTCGGGTTTGTCGTGTTGCACACCTGGGTTAACCCTAAAGAACATGGTACCTCCTTCTGCCAAAAGATTGACACATCTCGACACCTCAGCAATGATCTTGTCCCTGCTACCGAAGTTCACCGAACCCAGACACATGATAACGTCAAACTGTTGACCCGTCCTGTAGTCCAGTGTGCTGACCTGTAGGTCCGCTTTCTCGTTGTAGGGATCTATGCCTACAAGGTTGTCTATCTTGCCTTTAAATTCGTTATAGCCACAGCCTACATCAAGCACTGCCCTTGGCTTGAGACTGTTCACTTCATCTATCAAGGCAACACCCGAGTACTTCCACTTCTTCATGTCGTTCTGCCAGTACTTGGAGAAGTATTTGTGCAGGCAGGCATCGTCTATTGCTTTTGAATATTGTTCTAAGGTGTCACAGCGTTTGACTTCCACACCAAATGTATCCAAGATGTATGGTTGTGTTATTTTTGAGAGGTCGTTTTGGCTGTGTGCCAACAAACGGGCAAATATCTTTTTGTTCATGCTTTATATTATATTAAAAGTTTGAGTAGGTCTATATCTTTTTCTTGATGGGTTTTGACAGTATCTCTCTCGTCCTGTCTGTCATGACTCCTGTGACCACCAACATTGGACGAGGCTTGTTGCTGGCGTTTGCTGTTGCGTGTGGAGTGTTTTGCCAGTCAAACGTGTGTATGTCTCCGGTTCTCCATCTGTCAAACTGCTCATTACCATACAAAAGGAATTGGCCTGGTTCCCAATCTTGCAACATTACCATGATACGAACAACATTGTTTGGGTCAGCATCTAGGTCATACAGTTTGTCTATGTGCATGTTCAACACTTCTCCAGTGAATTGTATGTGTAATTTAGATTTTGTAGGCTCCATTGCGAAGAAGTCAGTCATCCTTTGCAGTGTAGGACATTTTGTAAAGTCTTTGAGTCCTCTGTATATGGTCATCTTGGGATCAGCGCCTGCTGTCTTTAGATCATTCTCTTCTGCTTCTACATTAATGTTTGTATTTTCTCTGCCCGTGCCTTCTCTACGGTTGCCCCAGTTCAGAGGTTTTGCATCGTTGATTACTTCTTGCAGTTCTGTCTGCCATCCACCTGTGAACTTGCCCAAGTGTTCCACACAGTCTGTGTCCTTGTGCCACTTGTTGAAGTGATATTTGCTTCTTGCTCTTGCGTCTTCCCAATTACTTGTAGACATATACCTGTATTCCTTTGTCTGCGTAATTATGTATCCTGCCTTTGGTATCAGGAAAACTTATTTCTAATAACCTGCAAAGGTCTACATTATCTTTTGGTTTATGAATTTTGTCTTTGTTATCTTTAATGAACTGCATTATGTCCTTGTTTTCATTTTGTATGTGTACCCACATCTCATCTAGATTTTGGAAGTGTCTGTAGTTTGGATATGTTATATTGAATTCACCACAAAGTTTCCACCACTCCAAACATTCGTAGTCGTTTCTGTACACCATCACTATAGGATGTACTGATTGTTTAAGCACATCAAGTTGGTGTGCAAATGTGTGCGACTTAACAATACGTTTGCCTTTGCTAGAAAATGGGCCATCCCAATTAGTGTTTTCAAACTCCATGCCTGGATCCCAATATGCACCAATGTGCATAAGGTGTTTGCGTCCAGGGGTATCAGCATCGTGGAAATAGCGTCTCTCCTCGGAGTAGTCAGAGTGATCTATGTCATCACTCCAGTAAATGTTTTTAACAACACTACTCCATTTTGATCCTGGTGCCCCTGTAAACAAAATATACATCTACTTGGTCAACTCTTCCTTGTAGATTGCATTGTATCCTAATTGATTCTTTCCAAAATCAGATAGTGTTTTCAATGCACCTGGTGTAATGAATGACTTCAGTGTTCTCACTGCGGCGTCACCCTCTGCACCTGTTCTCCATTCGTACTTGCCCACTTTCTTTTCGATAGCGGCAACTGAGTCTGGATCCTTGATCATCTTGTCCAAAGCGTCAACAAGTTCCTGTTTGTTTGGATTGCCTGCGTTCACCCAGAATGCTTTCTGTAATGCATCTCTCCAACTCTTGACAAGTTTGTATGCATCATAGAAGTCACCACTTGGTGCAACTCCGTACGTGGATTCATACAGTGCTTCAAATGTTGGTTCTGTGAAGTTAGGATCAGCATCATGATCACCTGTGTTAACATTTAATAAGCCATGATGGAACCAAGTGTATGCATCGCCTTTGCCTATCACTGGCATCACGTGTTTCTTGTATGCGGCAGGGTTTTCCCTTGTGGCATTCAAGTCACCTCTGATAAATGCAAGTCTTCTCTCAGACCCTTTCATTCCTTTTACCCATACTATCTTGTCCTCAAATGTTTTAACTGGATCACCGTTTGGTCCTGTAAGCAACATAACGATTGCCATGATCTCTGGAGTCATTCCAGATCCCGATGGAAACTGTATAGGTCCGTTCTTTGTGTCTGCCTTGTTCCTTGCACCCACAATGATGTTTAGGTTCATGTGTCCAACTGATTCCCAATCAAAGTAATTGTACTCTACAGGTTCCACGAGATATGATATACCGTTACCACCATGTGATACAAGTATTGTCTTGTCGTCAAATCTTAATTCGTTTTGGAACTCGTTTGGTCCCAGTTGGTCTCTAGCACCTGGCTTGTAGATCAAGTTGATCTTTTCTCCAAGGTGTTTCTCCCATTCTGCTACAACTATCTGTGCCCACACAGAAGTTCCACCAGAAGGTTTTTGAGGCACGATTAAATTGTAATCTGCCAAGGCTGTTGTTGTCATTAACACCAAAGCCATTATTGTTTTCTTAAGCATAGTCTAGTCTACTCCGTTTTGTTATTCCCCAATACAGTAATAGTATAACACAGATCATTATAAAAATAAAGATCGGTCTTGTTATCATATCGTTTACTGTGTGTAGGGAGGTTAGTTGATAAGTGAGATTGTATATCCTGTCACTCAACAGGTACCCTATCAGCAGTGCTGGCCTGCTGACTTGGAATTTTTTACATAGCAGTCCCATTATAGAGAATGCTACAAGTACCGCAAGGTCTTCCCACCCGCCTGTGTACTGCAAGGTTGCCCAAACAATCACAGCAAGTATGAAAGGAAAGTAGTACACATATGGAATACGTGTTACCCACCCTGCGAAATATGCCAGTCCATAACAAATGACAGCAGTGATGATTGTTCCTAACAAGAAAGCAAAAGTCATGCTGTCAAATAATCTGTCGTCGTAAAATGTATCAGGTGATCCCAGGTCAATGCCCAGGTACAAGAATAGTCCCATCAGTATCGCGGCGAAACTTGCACCAGGTATACCAAACAGAACTGTTGGAATGAATGACGAGGCCTTCTGTGCGTTGTTGGCACCCTCGGCACCTATCACGCCCTTGACGTTTCCATTTCCAAACTTCTCTTTGGGATTGGCCGCCACCGTTGCACCATACGCCAACCAGTCCGCCATCGCTCCACCCAGTCCAGGTAGAAGTCCTATGAAAGAACCTATGGCTCCTCCCCTGATGCTGTCCTTCCAACATCTGACAGTATCTTTCATTCCTTGTTTAAGGTCGTGCCAACTGCCGTGTTCTGCTTTGATTGTTGTTGTAGTTTTTCTATTGAACCATCCATTCCAAAGTTCTGGTATGGCAAAAAGTCCTGCAACGAAAGGCAATATCTGTACACCGTCCTCGAGATATCTCCAACCCATCGTGAAACGAGGCACATTGTTTACATCAACACCAACCAGTCCTATTGTGACTCCAAGTACAATGGCTAGTGTGCTTCGGACATATTTCCTAGTTGAAACGAATCCCACGGTGACAAATGCCAACAGCACCAATGCCCAGAGCTCAGGTATGCCCATGTACATAACAACCTTAGTGTACCATGGCAGGAATAAAAATGTTAGTGATCCCCAAAACAGACCATTTGCTGTGCTTGATGTTATAGCGGCACTCAATGCTCGTGTGGCCTCTCCGTTTTTGGCCATGGGGAATCCATCCACCATTGTTGCGGCCGCGGAGTTGGCTCCGGGTATGCCTAGTAGCACACCACTGAACGAATCACCGGTTGTTGAGGATGCCACAACTGCCACACAGAATATCACGCCCAGGTAGGGATCTCCTACGAAGTAAGGCATGACTCCAAATAGTGTGATAAGACCTGTTGTTGCTCCCGCGGCTGGTATTAGGCCAATGATCAAGCCGTAAACAATACCCGCCATTAATATAGCAAGTTCCATAATATTTGATTTGGGGGTTATTGCTGTGAACTTCCTTGGGAGCGTTACAACAAAATATGTGTTATTAATTATTCTTGTGTTAAGTAATATTATATGAAACTGAGTCCTAAGAGTCAACAGAAATTTATCATGTACAGGACCTACAGGCACCACGATCACGACATAGATGACCTAGACGGCGAATTCTGGCCAATGATGGGCATACTGTTAGCCATATGGAGTGTGTGGACAGGTGCAATACATCTCATAGACTGGCTTACGTTTGATGCCATTGTTTGGTGGGCGGAACCTCTTACAATATTGCCTTTCGTGTTCCTGTTGATAATGAAAGAGAAATTTTATTCCCTCAATCCTCTACACTGGTGGCCCATGTTCTGGGGTTACAATGCCAAGTTGCCAGAAGAGGATAGGATAACAATCAGACCATTGGACACAGAACGCATTATGCAACAGCATGGTGGTCCATTAAACGTACACATCATAGACTACGAACACATCAAGTTCCGTAGGAAGAAGGATGCTGTTATTTTTGGTCTGAGGTATTTCTAGCAGGCTTGAACACAGTGCCATGTTTCTTCTCGTACAGTTCTAGTTTGTCTGACAGTTCTTTCACAATCTGTTGGTAGTCTGCATTCTGCACTTCAAGGTTGCCCACTTCTGCTGACAACTTTCTAATTATATTTTCTTTCTCTTCTATTGCCACTGCTAGGGCCTTGATCTGGTCAGTGTTTTTCATTACTTGCCCTGACCTGCGTAAGACTTGTAAGATCTCTTCTTGGACTTGTTCATAGAGCTCATCTTGATCCTGCTCTTGTTCTTGCCCTGAGAAGTCTTCTTGGGTTTGCCTTTTGTGTATCCTGAAACATTAAGTGCCATAGTGTTATAATATAGTAGACAGTTTTATCTGTCAAGTGTATAATAGTAAATAATATTATGATCAAGTACCAACTGAGATGCAGATGTGAACACGAGTTTGAGGGTTGGTTCCCCAGCAGTAAGGAATACACCAGACAGAAGAAAAAGGGCATGATCCAATGTCCCATGTGCGACAGCACAGCAGTGGACAAGGCCATAATGGCGCCAGCGGTCAAGACCTCCAAGAAGAAACAGATACCAGATGACTACTTCGTCATGGGCGAGAGTGCGGAACAGATACTGCGTAAACTCAACAAGAAGATCAAGAAAGATTACCAGGACGTTGGTAAGAACTTCGCCAAGGAGGCCAGGAAGGCACACAAAGGCAAACGTGATCAGAAGTTCTATGGCAGGCCCACCAAGGAAGAGACCAATAAACTGTTGGACGAGGGAATAGATCTATTCGCGGTACCGGACTACAAGGACAATTAGTCGCAAGAACACTAGGTTTATGGCTATGGTTGACCATTTACACTTTTTAGTATATAATAGATATTATGGAACGTAGGATAACAGAGATTGAAACTCCAGAGTTACGTAACCATATAACAAAAACCAAGGAAAAGGAAACAATATGCTAAAAAGTATGTTCAATACACTTTTTCCTTCTATTAAAAAGGAAGAAAAAACCATGGCAAACTCAACACAATACGTTGTATACACAAGAAACTTCAAATCAAGAGCGAAGCAGATTGGTGTATTCGCGGAACCGGCTTCAACTTACAAAGTAAATGGTGAAGTACACGGTGGTAAGATCAAGTTCAAAAACCTAGCGGTTAAATCAACTGCAAGAAAAACAGCGACTAACAAGTTGTTATCTAAAGGTTTGGACTTTACAGTAGAAGTACTAGGTGTTGCACCTAAGAACTCTGCTTTGACTATGAAGTCAAACATCATTTCTTTATTAAAGAAATCAGGAAGAAAAGTAATTAATTACTCTGCGTAATTAATACCTAATTTAAAAGGGGCGGTGCAGAAATGTATCGCCCTTTTTTTGTGACTGTACTATAGATTGGTTGTTGATGAGACAGAACCGTCTGCGTTAAGCCACTCTGTTTTAAAATGTTCAACAGTGTCTGTATCCGTAGCAGGATTGAAAGGTGAAGTACTGTCACTCCAAGCACCGTCAATAGCACTCTTGAATGCAGTCTGTTCAGATATGTTATCGAACTCGTATGTTACCACAAGTGTCTTGTCACTATCAGCCAACGCTTCCGTCTTGGTCGGTGATGAAGTGCTGTAGACAGATGTGAATCCTATCTTGGTATTTGCATCTGATGTCGATGAGAAAGTTTTCAGTGAACTGTCTGATCCCCTCACTCTAAAATATCTTTTGTGTTTCCATTCTGCGGCCATATTTATTGATCCTTGCGTTGTGTATATTTATGGTCGTAAATACAACTATGCCCGTTACACACCTACACATTGAAGCATCTAGTTTCTGTAATGCCCGTTGTCCTGGTTGTCCGCGTAATGCGTATGGCTATCCTTTGGAAGGATTTTACAAACAAGCACACCTCAAACCCGAGAAACTGGCAGAAATATTAAATAAATTTCCTGAAGTGCAATCTATATTGTACTGCGGAAACCATGGTGATCCAATGATGAACCCTGATATAGTTGAACTTTGTGATGTGGGCAAATCAATAAAAATTGCCACAAACGGTGGCATAGGACGGCTAGAAGACTATGAGCTTCTTGCAGAAAATAAAGCATACATCACGTTCGGCATAGACGGACTGGAGGACACCAATCATCTTTACAGGCAAGGCGTCAAATGGGATAACCTAATGAAACGTGTGAAGACTTTCATATCAGCAGGTGGCCAAGCGACATGGCAGTTCATAAAGTTCCAACATAACATGGATCAGGTCAGTCAGGCCAAAAGTCTCAGTGAAGAGATGGGATTTGTGCATTTCTTTGAAATGAATGTTGGTAGAAACAACATGCCAGCAATACAACCTGACAAAACTATAAGCCATTGGATACTACCACCAGACAAAGAGGCCAAAGCACAAGACTTTGATGTGGATGCATATCTAGATAGGAGATATAAACCTGTAAATTTGAATCCACCCACTTACAACAATCCAACACTGACCTGTGAGCATCTTGGTGGCAGTGTTTATGTGAACAGTGAGGGAGAACTATTTCCTTGTTGCTATCACGGATTTGGACACGTGGATCGTCCTAAAGTCCATCTAAAAGATTTCAGTACGTTGGAGTCAACTTGGAAAACTAAAAATTGTAATCAGGTCTGTGCTGAATCCTGTGGAGCACCGTAATACACAACGTTGTCTGCTAGGGGATAAGTTCTCCATGGATCAAATATAATTGTTTTTTCATCTGCTGAAACTTGATCTGTTTCATGCACTCTCACGATAACTTGCACCGGAGTATCAATACCATGCACAATCTGTCCTCCATGCTTTCTTACATAGTGTTGCACCAGCAAACTATAACTTCCATCAACAAGGCTAGTGCCTGGCTTGTAACTGTCTGATGTGAAGAAAACATTCTCTCCATGTGTCAGTATTGCTTTTGCCATGTGTTCCGCCTGCTTCTCCCGTGCGGTCATAATGGTTTCAAACATATCATAACCTAGGTCTAATGATTTGGCCAGCCAACGCAGTGCAATATTATCTCTAGGATGGCAGGCTCCACCATCACCCATACCCGCTTTCATGTATGCAGGACTGACTATACGTTTTGTGCTCTTCGCTAGTGCATGTGTGACCTTGTCTACATTCATGTTACCAAGTTTGTGTGCAACGTCCTGTATCATGTTGACCAGTGCAATCTTGTTGCTGATGAAAGTGTTGTAAAATATCTTCGTTGCTTCTATCTCTTCCCATGTGCCGAATTCCATGCGTGGATAGTTGTTGCAGATCACATTATAAAAATTTTCTAACTGTTGGGCCTTCAGTGCTGTTTCGTAGGCGCCTTTCTTTGTGCCGATCATTATCATCTCAGGATTGATCATGTCTTCGGCCGCGGTGCCCATTGCTATCAGATATGGATTGTATAACAGTTTCACATTGGTGACCAATGGTGCTAGTTCTCTCCGTATTGTGCCTGGCAACACTGTTGATATCAACACAAGACTCTGTGTCTTTCCCATGTTCTTGTTACATTTTGTTAAAACTTTTTTTAATGAATCGTAATTGAAGTCCTTGACTTCTTTATGGCTTGAAGGTTCTCTGCCGTCATATCCTTCTTCGTGTGGAGTTGGCGTGGCCACAAACACAATATCTCTGTCTCTGCAAAGGTCCTCGATTGATTCTCGCATCTCAATCAGATCACTTCTTTTTTCAGCGACATCGTAGCCTGCCACGTGGAATCCTTTTTTGCGTATGGCCTCGGCACATGGCATACCTAGTTTACCTAGTCCTATAAAGCCTATCTTCTCTCCGTATATGATTTGATGATTATCCCAAAACATTATTCTCTCTCCAAATCACAAGTGACACAATGGAATCCTCCACCCAGTGTCCTTGATTGTCTCATTGATGTTGTAATCACTTTAAAATTGTTGGCCTCAAGTTTTTCTTTCAGTCCTGTTTGTATTTCATCCACCAACACAGTTTCAGGATCAATAGAAAGGATATTCATTCCTATCCATTTAGATGCATAAGGAAACTGATGGAAGTCTCGTGGCACCACATCTTCAATCCATATTTTTTTATAATCTCGCATAAACTGTGGCAAATCTTGTTCTTTTACTCTTGTTGCATTAACTATAACAGTGTTCTCGTTAAGAGTCAACAGTGTAGAATCGATGTGTGTGATATCGTGGTCCACGACACTCCATTTTATAACTTCGTGTTCGTTGCCCACCTGTTGCTGTAACCAGTCTGCACCTGCGTCATTGGCCGAGTGTGAGAGTGAGTAGAGCAGTTTGTCTCCTAACTTGAGAACATTGGCGGCATCAAAGTATGGATCTGAATCTTTTATTGGACTCGGTGCCTTGATAATTTCAGCATCTGCTTTGTATAGAAAAGGATACATCTCTATTTCGTCTGCACGGCTTGAGAATGGTGTTGGGCATTGTATCACTTTGTTGCCTATCGTCAGCAATATATCTCTGGCAGAGTAGGCCCAATGTGGTTTATTAGTTAATGGCCTGTAAACTTTTATTTTTCTATTTTCAAGTATGTTCACAAGTTTTTCAAGATCTTCAGCGGCTTCTTGACTCACAACGCCAGGAAGTTTACCTCGCAAAAGGGTTGTAGGATAGGTTGATTTCTGTATTCCTTTGTTGAATTTGTCGTCGTCTGATGGCCAAGCCATGTTTGTGACACTGCCAACGATGACCGATTTCAAATTACCATATTCATTCCTAATAGATACTTTCATGTTTGTATTTAAAGGCGCATATTATCATTAAATAGGTTTATGAAAATCATCCACTCAGACGCAGGTAATACTGATGAAGTGATCCTGCTAAGACAGAAAATTATCGAGGCTCTTCAATCAAATGATTCCGTGGTAGTGAAGTTGCTACAACCTGGCATCATGTATCAAGAGCATGGTTATTGGAAGACCGTTGTAGACTTTATGAATGAATTCAAAGGAAAACCTATTACTTTCGAATCTAACCTTGTCCCTCTGAAAGAATGTGAGACATCTTTCAACTATACAAATGACATGTTCATGACAGGTCCGTTGTTGTATCAAAAAAACGAAAAGTGTAAACAAATACTTTCACAACTTCTTAATTGTAACAAAAAGACAAACAACAAGGTCTGGGACTTACTTTTAGGAGAGACAAGTGACAACAAGGATCTTTTGTACAGTATGATTAGTGAACATAAGGTCAAATCTAAAACTTTCTTGACATACTTTGGAAGGGACACTGGAAAAGGACATTGGACAGTGATGAGACCTAGTGTACACACGGCGGAGACAATTGGAGACAAACGCAAGACACAAATAAGATTCAGTGACATAATTGATCCCGATATCTATAACCAAACCCAATATACTGCAATGATAGAAACAACGATACACAATGACTTTGCCATGTTCAGTGAGAAAGAAGCCAAGCCTATCATAGCAAAGAGGCCTTTTGTTATGTTTGGGGCAATGCGACACCTAGAAGCATTCCGTTCGCTTGGTTTCAGGACGTTTGACAAGGTAATTGACGAAAATTACGACAATATAGAAGACAAAGAACAAAGATGGAGCGCCGCGTTAGATTCCATGTATAAATTATCTATGTTAGATCCGGTTGATGTCCATGAACAATTAATAGATGTGCTTGAACACAACAAACAACACTTTGAGACAAACAACTGGAAGCGGGCAATTCAATGGGATAATTATGATTAAAATTGGTTACTTCGGCGATAGTTTTTGCGAAAGTCGAGCAAAAGACAGTTGGTGTGTACTTCTTGCAGACAAGTTGAATGCCGAAGTGGTGCACTGGGGGAGTGGGGGAGCCAGCATCTGGAAAACTTTCATGCAATATGAAAGATTAAAAGAAAAGAACACGCTACCGGACATCTCTGTTTTTTGTTGGACTGAACCATACAGGTTATATCATCCGAGATTGCCAATCGCCAAGGGAGCAGTGCCAATACCTGGAGAAGACGAACAAGTGTATAAGGCCGCTGACATGTATTATGTTTACCTACAAAATTATAGAAAAGAAGAACTTGCCTACAGTTACGCCTTGCAATGGTTTGACAGACATGTCCTCGCTGATAACAAAAAACAAATACTGCAAACATGGAGCATGAAACCTTTTGAGTTGGTAGGAAGAAGGAGTGTCATCAAATTGACAAGCGGAAAATTCTTAGACGAAAGTATGCTCGAGTTCGCATGGGGCGGAAAAATACCCAAGGCCGGATTCAAGTTTGACATATCTTTGAGTAATCACATGACAACAGAGCAAAACAGAGAATGGTGTTCTAAGATGTTTGCGGCACTATCCCAGTAATCTGTATCACATATCTATCTGTTTCGCCTAGGTTCGCGGCCATGTGCTTAGTCGCACCATGCCAACTGAACCAAGAACCTGCTGGACCAGAACAAAACTTATCCTCAATCCATAGTTGGTGTCCGGGTGCAGGATCATGCAAGAATATCATTACTCTTGCTATGTTTTGAACTTCGGCTTTTTTATTTTTGGCATAGGTGGGATAGTTATCCTTATGCCATGGCAGTAGAAGTCCAGGCTTATACTTTGCGAAAGCATAAACCGGAGACTGGAGATCAAAGTAATCAAGCACATATCCAAATATTTTGTCTACATCTTCTGGTATGAAGATACCTTTACCTACGTGTTCAAACTTTGGTATTAAACAACCTACTCGTTCTTTGTAAATTTGATAGTTTTCCTTTGAAGTTGAAAACCCTTGATCCTTGTCTGGATTCTCGTACCATGGAAGGTCTTCGTAGTGTTTAGGTTGCCAATTTACAGGTATTGTACCTTGCTTGTTATTCCAGTCAGAGTAGGTGTACTTCATAATATATGTAGATAATTATCAAAGTATGGGATCGGTAGAAACATTTGAAAATAATTTAGCAGACTTTACAGGTGCACCTTACGTGGTGACCACTGACTGTTGCACCCACGCAATTGAATTATGTTTCAGGCTATTGGAGATCAAGACGTGCCGTTTCTCGTCTTTCACCTACATCAGTATCCCAATGACCATGGAACTGCTAGGAGTTGAGTATGAACTTTCAATCACACCATGGAAGGACGAGTACCAGTTCTTGGGCACACCTGTCTGGGACAGTGCCAGATGTTTGAAGCCCAACATGTACAGACCGAAGCAATACCAGTGTCTAAGTTTTGGTCACAGCAAACCCTTAGACAATGTCAGAGGTGGGGCGATACTATTGGACAACGAAGAACACTACAGGCAACTTAAGATGATGAGCTATGATGGAAGAGACCCGTCCTATGATAGATGGATAGACCAGAAAGTATTCAAGCAAGGATTCCATTACATGATGAGATACGAGGAGTGTGAGAGTGCAACACTTTTACTTGACAACTACATATCTGCCGGAGACTTCGAACACCGATACAAGCCATACCCAGATGTGAGAGACATACAGATACTATGAAGGTAAAAGGGTATTCCACATTCGACAAACTCAAGACCTGTTTGGTTGGCAGGACCTACAACAAAGAGCAGTTCAGGGAAATAAAGAATCAAAAAGTAAAAGATATATTGTTCAAGATATTGGATGAGACAGAGGAGGACTACCAGAACCTATGTGATGTGTTGAACAAGTCCGGTGTGGAAACACTGCGTCCTGACATAGTAGAAACGGACACCATTCATAGGCCTGCGAACCAACCCAGGGATGACATGGCAGTGATAGGGGAAACACTGTACGTCAACAACAACAGACCCGAATACAAATCATTGTTGGACAGGGTGGAAAACAAAGTAATCGTTAAGGACTGTGAACAGCAGAAGTTGATCAGCACCAGTTTCATACACAGGTTAGGCAACGAACTTCACTGGGGCACCAACAAACCCACTTGGAGAGACAGTGCGTTGGTAAAAGAATATCAGCAACAATGGACCAATGAAGGCTTCAACGTTGATGTGATGAAACACGAGGGACACGGAGACTGCACCTGGTGTGTGCCCAAGCCTGGTTGCATAGTAACACTGTTTGATATACAGAACTACGAGGAGAAGTTCCCTGGATGGGATATATGCTATCTGGAAGACAAGTACTGGGATCAGATGTCTCCGTTCCGTAAGGTCAAACAGAAGAACGGAGGCAAGTGGTGGGTTCCAGGTGAGGAGGACAGCGACGACTTCTCAGAGTACGTGGAAACCTACTTCAAAGATTGGGTGGGCTACGTGGAGGAGACAGTGTTTGAAGTCAACATGCTATCCATAGACACCAACACCATACTAGTCAACAACTATAACAAACAGGTGTTCGACTTCCTTGAGAAGCACAACATAACACCCGTGATCACCCCTTTCAGGCACAGATGGTTCTGGGATGGTGGTGTACACTGCGTCACGCAGGACCTATACCGAGAAGGCTCGCTATTGGCTCGCTATTAGGTCTTTGATTTTTTAGATTATTTTGAGTAGTCTGGCAGAGGTCCACCGTACTTACGGCCTTTGATACGTTTGCCACTGACCTTCATTGTCTTGCCACCGATCTTCTCACTTCTGTTACCGGTACGTTTTCGTTTGCCCTGTGACTTGCATGACGATATCCATGACGCAGGTAGATCCTTTGCTGGCCTGCTACAGGCACTGGTTGGCGCTGGTCCTATGTTCTCGTCTGTGTTGTATATCTCGAATATCTTCATTGCATGTGTATTTAACACATACGTCCATGTCAAGTTGATCTTGTGCAGAATGTAGCACCCGTAACAAAATGTTATCAGTTCTTAGGTTTAAGCATCAGTTTAAGCATCAGTTTAAGCATCAGTTTAAGCATCAGTAAGGTTTAGTATAGTTAGGTGTAAGGTCTATAAATACCTGTATGAAGATCACGGAAATCACCTTAGTGCCAACCAAATCACAAGACACAACATCTAGTGTCACAACATCTAGTGCCATTAAGGTAGACCAAACACAAGATGTAGTGCCACAAGATATAGTGTCAGAAAATACCTCGGCACTGGAGGTTGACACCATCGAGGAACATCCAGACCATTCGGCCATTGCGGAGGGCGTCAGCCAGATCCTGAGGCGTGCCAAGAAAGGTTCAGTCAAGCAAGGTTTCAGATGCTCATCAGGTCCAAGGAAAGGTCGTATCGTGGCCAAACCCAGCACCTGTTTCGCTAGAAGAGACCCTGTCAAGGGTGCGAAGATAAGGGCGAAGAGACAGGCCAAGGCCAAGATAGCAGGCAAGAAAATGGCACAGACCAAGAGATCAGGAGCAGGTTCTCTGAGATTGAAAGGTGCCCAGATCAAGAAGAGGTCCAACAAGGGCAAATCGGTGGCCAAAAGAACAGGTGCCAGAGCACCAGTCAAATCTAAAATTGTAAGGCCTAAAAAGTAATTAATCTTCTAGTTCGATACCATCGGCCTTTAAGGCTTCTGCTACAACATCTCTAGGACTATAAGTCCAAATGGTGAATGAGGCATTGTTCATCTCGTCTCCATCTACCACTCCCTCTATGCCCTGTCGCTTTAGGCTAGAATGAATACTTGGTACGATGCTTCTGTCTTGGTCCAAATCCCAGTCACCTATGTCTGCAACCTGGAAATGGTGTTTATGTGTTTCGTGTATAGTCATTTTAGATCTCCTATTTTAAAGATAAAGTCTTTTGTCATTTGATGTAATTCTTCATGGATGCTGTCATCCATCTCCTTGTTCTCGGTCTTCTTTATGATCTTCGATGTGGTGTTCAATGCGGATAGTACCTTGGTGCTGGTATTGGCAGTCTCACCGGCACTGGCGAATGATAACAGCAGGCCGAATACGGTTTCTATGATCATCTATCTAAACTTGCTTTCCAAATGGCTCAAGTGTTCTTGGCACCATTCTCTGATCTCGTTCTTCGCTGGTATGATCTCCGCCTCCCTGTATCCGAATCCGAAACAGATGTGTTGGAATCTGTCTGCGAACTTGTCCGGACCCATCAGGGCATCCTCACCATAAGAGGTACAGCCATCTAGGTATTCACCTTTGGTGTATTGGTCTATCATGTCCTCGTAGATCTCGTCTATGGATTTTGTCTGTAATTCAACTGACATTAAGCAACCTCCTTGAACTCTTCTGCGAATTCTTCTCTGATAGGCGTCCAGTCAATACCATTGTCTGAATATTTCCAAACTCCTGTCATGTGGCAGAACAAATGACCAACTTTTTTTCTCATAACTTCCTTGTGCCAAGAAAGGTTTGATTCAATTACATCACCAAATCCTTCAACTCCCCAATAGTCTTCTTTTCTAAATGTAGGAATTAGAACAGGCGAATCTACAACTTTGATTGAATCTTCTTTTGTTGGATATTTCCTATCTAAAATTTTTGCCATCTCTTCTGGCGTTGTCTTCCATCCTGTTTGAACGGCACAAATATTCTGACTTCTGTCAATATATCCTACCATGATGTCGTGTTTATTTGTATAATCTATTTTCTGCATTTCAACTCCTTTGTTCATAATTCAGTATAGCATGGATCTGGATTGGGTCAACCTGGTGATGTATATATAATATAATGCCGACATCATCTAGTGCCACTTGGCAAGACCAACTACTAGATATAGTCATGTCTTAAAAACACTCCATTCTATGCGACTTCTACAGGAGGTTGACGCATTACCAATCCAATATATACTGAATATACATTAACCAAAAAAGGAGTTGAAAAAATGTATATGAAGTTGAACAAAATGATTCAAGACATCTATGTATTGAACAATGATGAATTGAACAAAGTTGTAGAAGCGGTGAAATTGAGAAGAAATCAATTACACTTCACAGATGCTCATAATTTGAAATTCAATGATAGAGTATCGTTCCAAGGCAGACACGGTGTCACAGAAACCGGTACTGTTGAAAAAGTTAAGATCAAATATGTGTTGGTGAGAACTGACAGAGGTCAGAGATGGAATGTTCCAGGATCTCATCTTACTTTAATCAAATCCAAGGAGGCGGTTGATGCCTAATTGGTGCGATAATCAACTATCTATCACGGGTCCGAATTCCGTGATAGACAAGATAGAGAAGATTGTAAAAGAAGAAAGTAATAATGCAGAAAATGGATTATTACAATTCTTCCATCCAATGCCTAAGGTGATGTTAGACACAGAAGCAGGTCCGATAGCAAAGACTAAGGCGGAGAAAAATGCAAGGAAGTCTAGGAAGTTAGAGTTCGGAGCAGAAAATTGGTACGATTGGAGAGTGAACAATTGGTCTACCAAATGGGAAGTATGTGAATTCTATGGTGTGGACAGACAATATCATTCAGAACAGAGCGAGGGCGAATCCACTATATCGTTTGGATTCAGTTCGGCCTGGGCACCACCAATCAATGCTTATGAGAAGTTCTTGGAGAATAATTCCGATTGTTCCGTGAGGGCATTTTATTATGAAGGTGGCTGTGATTTCATGGGCGAGTGGAATGATGGTGTTGACGATTGTTATGCTCCAAGTGATTACAAATCAACAGATGACTTTTGGCAGGATGGCGTAGGTTCTACCCTGGATGATGTTTTCAACATCACGGAGTCTATGGCGGAGTACGAAGCAGAACAAGAAGCAGAAAAAGAAGATGTCCATGAGTATGTTAAAGGTCAAGCGATGAACATAGGGGAGGAGGCATAATGACGAGACAAGCGACCAACAAGATATTAGAGATGGTTGAGGAAGGTATCCTGGACCGGGATACTGTCATAATGTCGTGCCTGAAGTATATGTCAGAGGATGACGTGGCGGACATGGCTCACTCCAATGAGTTTTTCATCAACGAGGAAGAGTACGATGAGGATGATTGGGATGGATCCAACTATCCAAAAGACAATCCATTAGGGGAGAGTGTATAATGTGGACGGATGAATTATTTGACGAGATACAGAAGGGTGACAGGGTCTGGTACGAGAACGAGCAAGGACAGACCTGCAAGGGCAAGGCTGTGATGATAGGTCCGATGGGTTGGGTCTGTGACATAGGCAACGGACAACCGGTAGTGGTCAACGAAGGCCACAATTACCTGGGTCACAAGCCAATGAAAGGCAGAACACCGGATCACCTGGGACATTTCTTGAATAAGCATAACGACTGATGGCAACGATAAAACAAAAGAAAAAACTTATTAGGACCATAAAGAATCCTATCAGGTACTTCAGACTGAACTTCAGCAGGTACGGTGGCGAGGTGGCCATGGGAACGATTACAAAAGATCAATGGGAGTATTGGTCAGACAATGATGGATTTGAAGAGTACATGGGTCAGGTAGACTTCGATGCCGAAGATGCCAACAAGGAGATACCCAAGAGGGCTCAATTTGATCAACCATTCTATGAATACGGTGATATCTGTCATATGAGTGGACCTGAATGGGATGACTCACAGACCATGTATATCGAAGAAATGGACAAGGATGGCAAGCCGTTGGAGAATGAAGATGGTGGCTATGTTCAAGACATCCAACACGACTTCGGGGACCTTGAGAGCCTTGGAGCAGAAGTTGTATGTGATGAAGAGCATAATGCCAGTTCAAAGAGTTGTGAGAATGAATACTATGTTTTCGGACAATACTTCAACAAGGGTGGTTGGCACACGCCAGACATCATAAAGACAGGTCCGGACGGGATTGAGTTGGACAAACTGAAAATTAGATACACCAATGCGGATGGCTTCAAGGTGTTCAATGATATTGAATACAACGGTGAAGCCTACTACCTTGAAGAAGACAGCACCGGTAAGAGCTCAAGTTTCTATGTGAATCGTGGAGACAGTATAGATGGATAGATTAGTGAAATTCTGCCTGCCTAAGGAAATACAGGTATGGCTAGACAAATATAAGGCTCCTACATATGAATCGGCCTTTGCCAAAGACATACCTAATAGTTGGCACAATCACTTGATGGCGAGTAGACTGGCAAAGGTCGTTAAGATTAGGAAGAAGTATCGTGGCAAGTCCAGATATGGATACACTAGACCAGGTGCTTTTTGCCATAAAGAGTTCGCGGATAGATTCGCAATATATGAAAGATAATTTAGAATGGCACTATATGTTGTGCCAACCACAGGTTGTGATACTAGATGTTGTGTTTTTTGGTAGGTTGACGCTATTACCATCCATGTTATACTGAATTATGAACAAAGGAGTTGAAAATATGTATAAAAAAGACCAACATTACAATAAGAAGATTTCTACAGAAAATCTTTACAAAGAATTAGACACTCATTACAACGGTGAAACAGACCTAGTTAGAAATTTGATGTCTACAGCAATCACAGAAGGCCTAGTTGAAACAAGACATGAATTATCTTGTGCCAATGAAGAGCTTTGGTGCCTAAATGATTGGCCTGATTGGCAAGGCTTTCAGAGTTCGGACAGAAGTGAATATCTTAGAAGAATCAAAGAGACAATCGCTTTTGAAAGAAAGTTTCTACAAGCGGAAACAGAGTTGGTGACAATCAACAGACTTACAGAGTGTCCTAAGAACGACACGGTAAGAAAATACATGACAATGAATGACAAAATAGCAGAAGGGATGGTAGCATAA